TAATTCTAGAAATAGAATCTAGAATAGCAGGTTCTGTTTTAATAGAAGTTAATACTTTACCATCGAAGTCTTCAGAAAGAATATTGAATGGAGCGCCTTTTGTAAGACCTTGACCAACTGTAAGAATAGCTTTGTCTGCATCATCATCAAAGTATGGTACATAGATCAAGGAGCAAAGTTTCAAGTAAGAACGGCATAATAATGTAGCTACTGCTAGATTAATATCTTTTTCATCACCTTGAACTAGATCATGATATTTCTTTTCTAATTTAGAGAATGCACGGAAGCCTTCGAAGTTAGCAGCATTACCAACACCATCTTTAGCAGCAGAACGACAGTTTAATACAGCATCTTCGATAGCATCAGATAAAGGCATACGATCAGATGTACCGATACCACCTACATAAAGATCTACCATATTAGCTTTTAAGATATTGATACGGCGTTTTAAGTTGCCAATCTTAACAAGCTCTTGGCGAGTTTCTTCATATTTCTTTAAGGTAGCTTCTAAGTTACCAAGGTAGTTTTTGAAGAATTCGGTATATTCACCTTTACCATCATACATGTTTTTAGGATTGATGATTTTAGTAGAGGTAGAATCTACAATAACTTGTTCTGCTTGACCAGCGAATGTTTTTACATTGAAAGGAGTCATAGCCAAGTCTTTGGCTTTATCTTGGTTATAAGTTTCTGGATCAATGTATTTCTTAATGAACTTAGCACCAGTGAGTTTCATAATATCCATCAAGTATTGGTTTTCATTGTCGATATTAGCAACTACACAAAGATATCCACGTTGTTCTGCAGGAGTATTTGTAAGGTGTACCATGATTTGATCAATGAAGCTATTAGCATCACGAGAGATAGTAGGACAAACGATCAAAGTAGGAGTTGGCATATCTTCTTCTTTGATTTGTTTACCTTTGTTAGCTAATTCGTTCAATTTTTGTAGAGGTTCAAAATAAGATTTAGTAACAATCATTTTGAAGTTTTCTACCATATCAGGAGTATCGATTGGAGATTCGAACACATATACGTTAGGATGTGCTAAAGTACAAGTAGAATCTTTTTCATTGTTTGCAAAACAAGGATCAATGAAACCAGCATCATAAGTCATACCATTGTATGTTTTGATTTTGGTTTCTGGAGTATTGGATGCGGATACATCAATGAATACATCCATACCATTTTCTTTATAGATATCTGTGATCAAACGAGCAATTTCATCATTACCATTTAAAGAAGTATAAGCGATATTATATATATCTGTAAGATTGGCTTCATGACCAGCAGCTTCGATTTCTTGGATACCTTCTTTGATGATATCTTTCAAAGCATTTACAAGTTTACGTTTAGGAAAACCTTGTTCTTGTAATTCCAATAGACCTTTGAAGATCAAGTAAGACATAATAACTGCAGAGGTAGTACCATCACCAATGGATTTGATTACTTGAGTACAAATAGTACGAATATCATCTTTAAGAATATCTTCGATTGGTTTGTCTAAGTCAATATTCTTTAATACTGTGAAGCCATCTTTTGTATAGTTAGACATGATAGCTTTGGAACCTTTTGCTCCATCTCTATAAGAATAAGCAGTATAACCACCCATAGGACCATAAGTACCTTGGATAGTATTAGCAAACAAATTAAGAGCACGCAATTGTGCTTCTCTCAATTGTTTTTCAGATACTACGTTGCTTACTAATTTCATTTAAATACTCTCCTTTACGTTAACCTTATTCTGGAAATTCAAAATTAGAATAAGGAGATATATATTTTATTGCATTGGTTTTAGATAAGAGAACTGCAAATGGATGATATTTCTTTTCGAAGAAATCTTCATAATTTAATGCATAATCATATAGATATATTGCTTTACCAGATACTCCTTTGTAATTGGTAATACTATCTATATCGTGGACGAATATGGCATCAAATCCAGATACATCATCCAGTTCAATAACTGTGTTCCACTTACGAGTATGAGGGAATGCCTCAATTTGAAGTTGATCTGTTAAATTTTTGCAGTTCACTGTCACCTTGATTGAGCTGGTAGATTCTTCAGTGCCTTTTAGTACACTTAAGATATCTGTAAGTCCAGCATACTTGATAACTTCTTCATATTTATTGCTAAGAAGTTCTTCATATATACCATCAATTCTATTTAGATATTCTGGTTTGAATATAATAGAAAGAGGGTTCTTTTCAGTTCTTGTAAGAGTAAGGTATTTGATATGATACATATTACTACAGTAAACCCAATCATTGAAGTAAGCTGATTTACCATAATTATCGATAAGGTAAAGCACACATGCCATATCGATATCATAAAGCATATCAAAGTCTACCATTAACTTTTTTGCATCCTTATCTTTTTTATCAATCATATATCTTCCTCAAAAAGAAAAAAAAGAAACGACAGTTGAGTCGTTTCTTTATTTGATTATTATCTTATTGCATAGAACCCATGATAGAATCTAATTCAGAACTTTGAATAGATTCTGTAGTTCCTGCACTTGTATGAGTAGCTTGGTTATTGCCACCACCATTATTGAAGTAAGATTTATTTTTGTAACCACCATTGTAGTTAGAATCTAAATCTACACCAAGTTTAGCAGCAATTTTATTCAAGTATGGTTGAGTATGAGAAATATTGGAGTATGCTTGTGCATTACTCATAGCTGTATAGTACTCACGCAATTGTAAGGAAATCATTTCTAATTCAAGAGTATTGAAATGATCGAAGTCTTGTGTATAACCAGCTGTTTTAGGATCAAAGCCTACGATAGCATTGTAGAAACCTTTGCGAGTTTCATAACTGTATGCTTGTTCGATTTGACCATTTTCATTAAGTTTCTTAATGCTGATAACGATACCAGCTTCTGGCTTGCCATATACTACTTCTGGATCTTCTACTGTAATAAGATTATTACCAGAAGCAACACCAATATTACCTTGAGTTAAAGCTTGTTGTTCTTCTTTAGATGCTTGTAAGAATTGGTTAATCAATGCTTCAAACATTTTCGCCTTTTGAGGTGTCAAATAAACAGAGATGCCGTTTTTAGTGTCATAACGAGTTTCCCCATTTTCAGATTCAATTACTGGAGAGATTGAGATCTTTAGATTGTTTCTCCACATAGAGAAGCTGATCATTGTTTTATCAATAATAGATTCTTTGTTAAAGAAACTATACCCATATACAGTAGGGCTTGATTGTTGTTGGTTATCAAAATTGCCGAATGCCATTTTATAACTCCTTTTCTTTTCTTACTACCTCTAAATAAAAATTCTAATATAATGTATCCGATATCATAAATTATAAGTTTTATGAGGCCTATACCAGATTAGCATTATACTAGTTCTCATAATTATAGTGTATAATCAAGATTGCAATTAATTATATACTATAATTGTGAAGTCATATAATTTTAATAAGGAGGATTTAAATGGCTGTAAAGAAAAACGAAACTGCTACTGTCGAAAAGAAGCGTAAAAGAAAAATTGGTGTTGGCGATCTAATTGAACTCTATAATGAAGGAGCATTCAGCAATGAACCAGTAGGTAAAGCTATAGCAGCTGCTATGGAAATTCATTTAAGAACTCTCATTGTATCTTATAGAGAAGAACTTACAAAGCTAGCTGAAGCTCAAGAAGCCAATGGAGAAATTGTTTATACGCCTATCTATTTTGGTAAAGGCGGAGCTGGTGTAAGAAAAGCTATTGCTGAAGGCAAAGAAGCAGAAGATGCTAAGAAAAGTAAAAGAAAGATAGGATTTGCTAAGGAGTGATAATAATGAATCATAAAGAAAGAATACTTGTTGGGAAGGCTTTGCTAAAATTCGATAATGGAGCTTTACCTTTTGATATTCAATCAAGAATATTATCTAAACTAAATGATTATAAAGAGTATCTAATTTATAGAGAATTAGAGAATATCATTGAATCTAATGGTATAGATACAGATATTAGTGATACTGTAGATTTACCAGTTGAAGAAGAAGCCGTATCAATATCTTTGAGCAATGATGTTTTAGATGAGCTCTTTAAAACTTGTATAAGAAATAATAAAGGAATGTTTGATACAGCTCTTAATGTAGATATACCATTTGTAAAATATCTGGTTAAGATCAATAGCCCATTTATTATGCTTAAGGAAGAATTGACCAAAGAAAAGTATCCTATGACGTATAAGCAATATGTGGACATAAGAAGATTCTTAGGAGCTAGAAAGAGTACCAAAGAAATATTCTCTGACCTATATGACGAATATTGCAGATTTAGAGCAGAGATAGCTGTGCCATATTTAAACACGGTCGGCTCTAGTTTAAATAACAATGTTGGCAATGTTACAGAATTTAGACGCTTTATCAAAACTATGCAATCTAATAGTTTAAGACCCTATACTAGCAAGTACTTCTTCTATATTAATACTGGAGAGTATCCTACAAGTATAATCCTTCCTAATATGGTAAAGAATGGAATAACTAGAGGTAACGACTTAGATAGAGACAGGAGAGCATGATGTTAGAGAAAGAATATAAGATAGAAGAATTATCTGAATTATATGAACAAGGATTCTTCAAGAATACTAGAATAGGTCAAGAGATTGAAGATATGGTGGCAGAGTTCAAAGAGAATCTATTAAGAAGTAATAAGATTGAGCTTGCAAATGCTACAAATCTTATTCTTCAAGAAGAAGGAATAGATACTACTGATGAATTCTATGAAAAATATATTGCAGATAAAAGACGTACTAGAGTAAATATGGCTTTATTCTCTTTTATCAAATATCTTAAATCCAATCATCCTGAAATGATTAGGGCTCAGAGTGAGTCTTATGATGATAATTTTGCAAATCTCAAAACTGTTAGATTACAATTTAGAAATGCTAGAAACTATTTCAATGACTTACATTTATTATATAAGAATTTCTATGATAGAAATAACTTTACTTATATAAACCAACGTTTATTCTTGGAGAAATTATCTGAGTTCCCATATGATTTTAGAGTGGATCCTGGAAAGATTATACCTCCAGATTATTTTAAATAAACACAAAGAAAAGAGAAGGGAACTAAATCCCTTCTCTTATTTTTTTTATTGTTCAGCTTCAAGTTCGTATTCATCATAGATCTTCATGCGTGTATCATAAAGATCACCTTTAAACAATTGATCACGTTTAACTGTAAGTTCTTTATACATACGATCAAGTTGTTTGAATTCTTCTTTTGTAAGTTGATTATTTTCAACGTAGTCTTGAATATAAGCAAGTTTAGAATTGATATTAGCCATAAGCATAGGAATAGCATCAGGTTCATTTTCTAATGCATTTTGTTGTTCCATAGCGATCTTAACTAAATCATCTTCCATTGCTTCTGGAACAGATTTCATTTTCTTATTAGGAAGGATAGAGGATTTTACTTCTTCGTATAAGATATGCTCAGTTGTACCAGCAGATTCGATTAATGCATCATCATCGATACGATTTAGACGTCTAGCAATATTATCCAATTCTTTAATTTCAATCTTAGAAGGGGATAATTGTTTACAACGATCAATCATCATAAGAGCAGGAATTCGGTTATCACGAACATTTTTGTATACTCTTAGTACCCATGCTAATACGATAAATTTATTATTGATTTCTTTGTTGTAGTTGTACCAATTCAATGCAATCTTGTTGAATGCAGATTTGATATTTTGTTCATAACCACACCATTCAAAGAAATCATTCATAACAGGATTATTATCTACTTCTTTTTTATCAAAGATAGTAATAAATTTACGAACAGCATCTCTGAAACCATAGGATAATAATTCCATATAATGGATAGAGTCAGAGATCTTTAATACGTCATTATTTTTTGTAAGATGAGCATCGATTGCTTTACATACAGATTCACATGGAGCAGCATCGCTTACTAAGTTATATACTTCATGCATAAGAAGAGCAGCAATTTCTTTAGAAGAAAGATTGATATCTTCTTGGAACAATTTAGAATCTAATTCTAAGTAATATTGGTCGATAACATATTTTTCACCACCAGTGATGATTTTGATTACTTGTTCAGCATCGATCTTAGGCATAGCATAGATACCAAAGAAGAGTTTATCTGTATTATTAGTGTATAAAACTCTAAGACATTTAGCATCAAAGAATTTGTTTAATGCATTTTGTAAATCCAAAATAAATTCTTGTTTTGGATCTTTCTTTATATTCTGAATCGCTATTTCGATATCATCATAAGCGTCTTTAAGTTTAGTTTTAGCTAGGATATCCAATGTTAATCCTCCTTAAATAACTCTAGAGTAAAATAAATTGTACAATTATCTAAATGTTTCCAGTATAAGAAAGGATGGGTACTATGAATAATAATATTTATGTAAGTGCTAGACGTGCTTTGAATGACTATGATGCTAATAAGGTGACTTATAGTAGAAAAAAGTTAAATAAGAAAAAAGAAGAACCATTTGTAGAACCTAAAAAGTCTGATATGTGTATTGGAACTGGTTCTCCTATGGATGTAAAAAATCATAGATAGATATACTATATATTAGAGGTTCAGCGTACCTCTTAAAGTAAGTTTTCTTTTCTTCTACTCTTTAGGGGCTTGTGATATAGAGTTTAACACTCTATATCATATCCTCTTGTAAAAATCAGTTTCAGTTATATACTATAATAGTGAACCTGAGTTAAAGAAAACTAGGTATTTTGTTTAAGTCAATTATTTTTTTAAGAGGAGGTTTGTTTAAAATGAAAACAACAAACAGCAACAATCAAAAACGTAGTAGTTATTCTCGTGGAGGAAACCGTAACAACAATTACTCCAAACCTAAATATGGTAAATCTACTACTAAAAGCTCTTATTATGGTACACCAGCATCAAAGAGCAACTACAATAGTTATCAACAAGATAAATATGATAACTATGGCCGTCCAGTATCTGACGTTGCAGAATATGGTAAATGTCAAAATGCAGCTAATGATTTAATGATGAAAGGGAATAAAGCTCATATCAAACATTTCCCTACAATCTGCTACATTAAAGACGTTCTTAAAAACAATATTCAAGATCCAACAGCAGGATTCTTACATATTACAGAACGTGGTCTTGATGGGGTATCTTTCGATTCTATGAAAGAAGAATTCGATGTACTTCATCCAAATGAGTTGAAAACAAACATTCAACCATTCATCGATGCTATCTTTTCTGCATTCGTAACTAACGGTGTATTTGATAAGAGAAATGAAAACAATATCTCTATTATCAAATTACTAGTTCGTGAAAAGAATTGTCTAGAGAAGACATTCAATTACGACAAGATGGCATTATTAGCATCTAAATATGCCGTAGAGTATTCTAATGAAACTCTTATTACTATCGATGCTATTAAAGCAAGAATGTTTAACTCTCTTGCTGAAAGCGTATTCGCTATTGAGACAGAGCTAGCTAAAGGACCTGTTGATTTTAAACGAGATGAAACTCGTGTAAACTATATCAAAGTTCCTATCCGCTCCTTCTTAATGGAGTATGCAACTTGTTGCCAAGAAGTATTGGCATTGGTTAAACCAAAACGTTATCGCGGTTAATATCTACACACATTAAAGAGAATGGGGTGAGTTCCCATTCTCTTCTATTTTGTCTAAAAGGAGAATAAAATGAAAGAAGTAATCAAGACAGTAGCTAAATTGGTAGTGGTACTAAGCCTATTTTTTGCATGCACTAACGTAAGTGCATTTAGTACATATGTGCGGGATGACGTTACAGGGGCTTTAAGACTTAACTTTGTTTCAGAAAGTTTCGGATTGTTTAAAACAGACAAAGAGAATGTTTACAAAGGTCGTGTTACAATGAAAGTCAAAGACCTAGAAGGTAAACTTAATAAAAATAATCCAGAAATTGAAGTATATTATTTATGGGATAAGAATACTGGGAAGTTCTATCTTACTACTGGTAAAGTAGATGGGCAAAAAGTTCAAGGTGCTAAATGGGGTCCAATTAAAATGGATTCTTCAACATTCGAAGTTGATAAAAGTGTAACTTATTATATCTTCTATCGCATGTGGCTTAATAACACAGAAACTGAGACAGGTGATAGATTGAATACCGTTACATTGATGCAACTATTCCACTTAATTAAAGATGGAACAATTCCAAGTATTGATAACTAAGGAGAATAAAAATGATGAAAGCAAAACATATTGCAGTTTTAGTATTGGCTTGTGTAGTTGGTAGTGGTGCAGGCTATTTGCAAAATAATTATGATATCTTTAACACTACTGCAGCAACAAATACAGAATACTCCTCTTCTAAAGATATGAGTGTTCAAAGTTCCCATCCTCCTATTAAAGAGGACAATCAAAAAATCACAAAAAATGTGGATGCTAAAGGTAAGATGAAAGTTTCTGCATATCCAGAAACTTATGTATATCCTGATACTCTAGCTTATACTACAACTAATGAAAAGGTTACTGGTAGCATTACTATTAACAATATGGATCAAGATTCCATAATGGATTTTGAAATATACCTAAAGAGTGGTATTATGAAGACATCTATGAAAGGGTCAGATCATTGGGATGAAACGAATCCTATTAGACCAATGGGTACTGAACCACGTTACTATGTCGCAAAATATATTGTAGACGTAATGCGTAACAACAATAGTCACATTTTAGATCATGGAACTTACGAAATGATGACTAAAAGATATTAGTTTTTAATTAAGGAGAGTATCTTATGACTTTTAAACCTATAATACTATCTATTCTATTCTTATTTGGAATCTTATTAATTCCAAATACATCTTATGCATATGACAATATCTATTCAGGATATTATGATGATGGAACACCTATTCAAGTAGCTACATATGATGAATCTTCTTTTACTTATCATAATATGGAAAATAGTGATGTAATAGAAGGTGCTGTAGCTGTAAATGAGTATAATATAAATAAGATAGTTTATTTCCAATACCACCCAAAATATAATAATCTATGGGTTAGAGTTGGAGATGATGGAGAATGGATGTATATAGATGGAGTCGAAGATACTCTCTATTATATCTATGGAATGGATATTTCATTCCAGTTATTAGATAGTGGTAAATTAGATGAAACAAATATAAAGAAGTTTGTTCCTAACTATAGAGAGGAAATTTAATGAGTGATAAATTCTCAATAATAGCAACTATTGTTACCACTATCATCGTTATAATTTATGAGTTGATTATAAATGAGGTATTAAAATGAGTATGAAGGCTATGATTATCATTGCAGTATTAGCAGTGGTTATTCATCAATTACTAAAATAAGAAGAGGATTAATTTCCTCTTCTTTTTTGTTGTGTGTAAATTAGGAGGTTAGATTATGTTTTCAGCTATAATAAAAGATGCAGAATCTGGTTACAAGGGCTTTGTTAATTCAATAGATGAATTAATAGAACATATAGAAAGTTTATATAAGGGAAATAAAAATTTTAAAAGGTCTTGGGATAAATACGATTCTTTTGGAAAGATAAAATTTATTTTATTTTCTAGTATCAAGGATAATCCTTTAGATGATTTGATATTAAGCCATACATTCAAAATCCAAGCTAATTATATGGATATCGAATCTCTTATTAAATTAGCTAATTATCTAGGTATAGATGAAAAAGCTGAATATAAATCTATGGATGGTACTGTTACTACTAACCTAAATGTATTATCCAATATATTAGGATTGTGGCGTGTATGGGATAAGCTCAGTATTCAATATACGCGAATGAAAGAGAATATAAGAGATTATACTAAGGGTGAGTATCCATACTACGATAGTTTAGATACTGATCCATTTTATTTTATGAGTTAATTGGAGGTAAAACTTATGTTTGAAGCTATAATAGAAAATAGTAAGTATAATAACTATTGTGAGTATACTGAAGATTTTATTGTTGGATTAGAAGAAATAATGAGACAGGATAAGGCACTAAAGGCTGAATTATGCAAGCTTGACCCATATATTAGATTAAAACTTATCCTATTCAATACTGTTACAAAAGATAATGAGAAGTTCAAAGGTTCATTATGTGAATCACTAACTACTGAGATTAAAGACTTAGATTTTAGATCTATAATAAATATAGCTAGATATCTAGAGATTGATCTAACTAATAATAATATTTATGAATCTAAAAATCTATCTATTATTTCTAATATGCTAAGTAAATGGCATGTCTGGAGAGGATTAGGGTTATATAGAAATTCAGATGTGGTTCTTACTAAAACAAAAGAATATGTCTTTAATAAACATGATTTTATAGACGATCTTGGATATCCTGTATTTTAAATAAATCAAGAAGTAAGGAATAGTTCCTTACTTCTTTTTTTGTAAAACATTTTTTTTATAATTATATACTATAATAGTGAAATAGACGTGAGAGTCTATTGGGATCCATTTGTTATTAGTAATTTAGGAGGAAAACAAAATGGAAATTAGAGGATATTGTTATATCGAGAATCGTAAGGTTATGGACGAAGTACAAGATTGGCTTGTACGAGAATACCATGACATAAAAGATGTAGAATTTGATGATATCGAAATTTACTTAAAAAGGGAAATTGACAAATTAAAGGAGTTTAAAGAGCAAGGACTTGTAGAGTCCTTTTTGAAGAGCTTCTTTGAGACAATTGTAAAGGAGAATATAACACTTACAAAGTACTGGGTCGAATATCTTGATACTAATATGGATGAAAGGTATGTGGAAGACGGCGAAATAATGTACTCTTATGAGAGCGATTATTGGGCGCCGCTTGCAGTTCGTGGTACAAAAGATGAAGTGGAAATCTTCATAAAGAAATTGTTAGAAAAAACAGAATTTAAATTTGAAGACCTAGATTTGGACTTAACAGAACTCGAGGAATATTTTGAAAACGACGACTATGAAGAAGAAGGTGGCTCTATAGATAGAGCGTACTATGAGCAACGTAGTCGCAATTTCACTTTATAAAATAAAGAGAGCTTAGTCTCTCTTTATTTTTTTTGTGAAACTCATTTAAATCAGTTATATACTATAGTAATGAAATAGATGTGAGAGTCTATTGGTAAATCATTGTTTGTATTTATATAGGAGGAAATAACAATGTTTTTAGCAAATACTTTTAATACAGGAACTAATTGCAAATCTGATTCGTTCCCTATTCAATATGGCTTATATTTCAGAAAAGATAAGAACGTTAAAAATGACTCAATTATTTTTCATAAAGGAATATATAGTTGGGATGACCAAATGTATTCCTTAAGGGCACTTATCGAAAGTCAGGGCTACGACACTAGTATTGAAACTTTAATAATGTTTTTCAAAAAAGCATATAATAATATAATTTCTGTTAGAAAGGAAGGTATTTCGTACTATGACTATTTAGAAGATAATAAAAAAATATATGAAGATTTTAGAATCGAGTATAGCTATACAACGCTAGAAGATGATTTTAAATTCGTAATGAGAGGTACTGATATTACTGAATTTAGAAAAATTTTAAACTGTTTGTTTATGACTATGGAAGGGGTCGATAAGTATATAGATGATAAAGGAGAAGTAGGCAGACTTGTCTACAATATATCCGAATTGGAAGAAGAGTTAGGAGGTAGATCAAAACTAATAGATCTAGTAATAGAAGGCGTAAAGCCTTTTATAAAAGATCTATCTAAAGAGGACGTAGAAGCTATGCCTTGGCTAACTCTAGAAGATCAGCCAATGGAACTTACAGAACTTCCATATTATTATTTATAAAGGATAAAGAGAGCCTAGGCTCTCTTTATTTTTTTTTTGTAAATTATTTTTTTTATAATTATATACTATAATAATGAGATAGACGTGGGAGTCTATTAGATTTAATTTCATTTTATTTTTTATTTTAAGAAAAGGAGATTATAAAAATGGAAATTAAAAATGCATTTATGGCTAAAACAACAAATAACGGATTCAATTGCTTAGCTTTGGAAACGAGAAATCACAAGCTAATCAAATTATTCAATAACAATAAAAAGAACAGCCATGATTACTCAGTATTATTTACTGATATAACAAATTACATTGCTGATCGTATAGATGACAAATGCCAACTATTATCATTTTTTAGAAAGATGATAAAAAATGATATAGTCAAAATGTCCTACCGTTGTATTACGGATAGTGATAATTGTAAAATTTGCTATACATATGCTACAGAAGGAGCTGATATAGCTTTTGCAATAAGAGGATACGATCGCGAAATAAGAAAGTTTATTAGATGCACGTTGAATGAATGTAATTATGTTGTTAAGGATGAATATGGTAAAATAATAGAAAGATCCCGTCTTAATAACATTTTAAGAGACTCGTGCATGACACAGAGAGATTTGTATCGTTATTTGTTGAAAGGGTTAAAACTTTCTGGGAACAGACATACAAGATTCCCAGAAATTTATATGACAAATTGGAGATGTGATGAAATTAAACAAAATGGAGGTGTTATTGATCTAAGAGGGATCAAATAAAATAACAAAATAAAGAGAGCTTTGTCTTTCTTTATTTTTTTTTACTTATATACTATAACGATGATATATTAGTAAGGAGGAGATAATAATGGAAAAAGTCGAAATGGTAATAATGGAAAATTTTGAAAGCAAAAGTAATAAAAGAATTTATTCTGTACCAAATTATTATAGGTTCAATGAATTATCGGCAAATATAATTATTAAAGACCAAAAGGATAAAAAACCTGATACTTTATTAGAATTAGATGGTCAAGAATTATATGATAATATGAAGCTATTTGATCTAAAGAAACTTACTGGATTAGATAGAATAAATAATCTAGTTCCTATAATAGATTTGTTTGGTAAGATGCTTACTAATACAATTCTTATTACAAATTATAAGACATTATACTTCAAAGATGATACTGGGTTTGAAAAGGATACGGAAGCATATAAAGTAGAGAATATAAACTGTTATACTTCATATAAGGAAAATTGTGGTGATATAGCTCTAAGAGGAGATATAAACTCTTTAAAGAATTTTATTAAAACAGTTATATCATACAACTTCTGTGCATATAGAAAAGATCTGGTAGGAGTATTCAATTATACTTATCTAGGCAATGGAGAAGGATTAGAAGAGGACTTAGATGGTATAAAAGAATCTAAAGATAAAAAGTTTGATACATATGTATTTCCAGAATTAGAAAAAGAATTAAAATATGCATCTGATGAGCTTAATAGTATATCTAAAAAGAGAAGTTATACAAGTAGAAAACATATGATCAAATGGCCTTAAAAGAATTAGACACAATCAACCCCATAGACCAATATGGTCTATGGGGAGTTGTCATCGGATTTTCAAAAGCTTGAAAATAATTTTAAGATCTTTTCTCTAAGATCTATTAAAGTTTATTTTTTTTCTGATCTAACTAATTAGATTAGTTTTTAGGATCAGTTACTGCATAGTTAGGGGATGGGTATGCATAGTTTTTATCTGCAATACCATCTTGAGGAACGCCAGGAGCTTTGCCATCAGGATAGATTACAGAACGAGCAGTACCAGGTAATTCTGCAGTATGGTCTACATATACACCGTTGCCTTTAGCATCATGAGTATAAGTAATTTTGTTAGCAGTGTAGTCGTTCATAGCACGATCTTTGCTTACAGGAGTTTTGTTTTCGATATCTTCAAGAAGACCTGTAGGGTTAACGATTTGGATACGACCTTGAACTGGTTGGTATTGAACGAATAAGAAACGTTCGAACGCAGTTACTGCTGGCAATTGATAGTTTGCAGTGTCGCGGATTTCATTACCTACATACAATTGGTAATCGAAGATTTTGTAAATAACACGGTTAGTGTTACGAGGGTTCAAGATAATGATAAGGTTGTTATCATTACGCATTTTGTTGGAGCTAATGAATTGGTATACACGGTTATCACTAGTTTTTACAGTTTTCTTGTAATCCAAGATAACTGGACCAATGCTAGGAGGAGTTGTGTATGTGTATTCTTTAGGAGTGATTTTACGGATCAATTCAGGACGACCGAAGATGGATACTGTCATGTTTTCATCATTCAATACTTGAAGCATTGTAGTGATTTGAGTATCAAGGTAATCCATGAATGTTTCGTATCTCCAAGTTACATGGGAACCCAAGAAGTTATCTGGTGGTACGAAGTTGAAAGCACCAGTAACTTTGGATGTTGCAGGAAGATTCAAGAAGGATTCATCCAAGTTTTCCAAGATTTTGTCATCTTTGTAATTAAGGATGGACAATTTAATCATGGACATGATTTTTGTCAATTGGTTAACATTGTACATTGCTTGAATGTCTTTTGTTTCTTCTGGAGAAATAGTCACAGTCATGTGTGGAGCTTCTGGAATTTCGAAGTAGTCTGTACGGCTGGACCATTTAACTTTAGGAGTTTCATACGCTGCGGAAGATACATCCAATGCTGCAGATAATACTACGCCCACGATGTTAGCAGAAGATGCCATGAATGTGAAGCGGTTTTTATGCATAGAACCAGCGAATTGGAAGATTTCTTTACGAGTACCACCAGCATTATCAGTAGGAACGATCAAGTCAATACGTTTTTGGAAAGTACGATCATATTGGCCGTATGCAGCAACGAATTTAACTGGTTCAACAGTGATAACTTTAGTGCCAACAGCACCAGCAGTTTCAACTACGATTTCTTTTGTAGCAGCGTCATATTTTTCTTCGCCTTTAGCAACATAAACGTCTTTAACCAACAATTTAGTTACTTTGGAAGAACGGGAAACGTTAGCTACAGTTTTATTTGTAGCACCCAATAGAGCAAGAACGTCAGTTTCTTGATCTTCTGGAAGCATGATTACGATGTCTTTATGAGGAACTGCACGTTCGATAACATCTTTAATTTTGTTTTGTTCCAAGAACATATCGATTTCACGACCATCTGGACTGTACATAGTACGAGTTTCCATGGAAAGTGTGAATTGAGGAGTATCAGCTACGTCCTTAGGAATAGCACCTTTGTCGAATACAGTTGTCATCAACAAGTTTTTGTGCATAGGGAATGTGATACCAACAACTGGGTTATAAGCACCAAGTGGAGCAGCTTCGCAAATACCTTTAACGTCGTTTTGGTATAAAGCATTAAGCATACCATATTCTTCGTTTACAGCATCGATAGAAGAGAATTTAGGATCTTGTTTATCAAAAGCGTTTTCAACGAAGAAGCTACGCATTTCGTTGTTCAAAGTATCGCTCATAAAGAATTTGCGAGGTTCGCTATATAAGTCTACTTGTTCGCTTAAGCCAGCTTTCGCGATTTGAGCAAATTGACTAGCAATGCCATGCATGCTATCTTGTTCATAACCGCGAAGGATGGAATCATTTTTACCAGTTGGATTGCCAACTACTGCCATGTTTTATTTCCTCCTTTTTGAGAAAGAGCCATTTATGCATAAATTTTGTTTTCTAAAAATGGCAAAAAATCTAATTAAATTTAATTAAATCTATGAAGGTAAGACACCTCTGGCTAACCCTTACAGAATAAGGGGAATGGAGGCATCTATAGATTTACCAATATGTTTGTATATATAATTTGTATCTTTTTAATTTTTTAATCTAATTCTATATCTTTTACGAATAGATAAGGATAATCTTCAGATCTACCTTCTTTTGCAGCTAATTCATTATCCTTAGCAGATTTAATGTATTCTGCTTCTCTATTCTGTCTAATATTAGAAAGAAGATTAGTGATATAATTAAACGTAGTAACCATCTTCTGTAATTGAATCTGGTTTTCTATATAGCTTTTAGTATCATATACATCAAGCAGGTAATCTCTACTCATATCTTTCAACTCTAATAGTTTACGAATAATAAACCCTAATAGAGAATCATCATATGAAGCATGAGAGATATTATTAATTTTATCAATGGCATTAAAGATTGTATCATTAAAGTTCTTAAATTGGTTTTTAAGTTCTTTATGCTTTACTGCCATTTGTTCAGGTTTTAGATCAGAGAAAACTTCTTGTTCATCAGAAGAGAAATCTTCGGCTTGCTGTTCTTCAGGACCTTCTAGCCCTTCATCACCATCCATAGATCCGTCCTCTTCAGAACCCTCTTCTCCTTCTCCGCCTTCTTCTCCATCTTCTGGAGCAGGCTCTTCTTCACCTTCACCACCATCCATATTCATATCAGGTTGTTCTGGAGCATCACCGCCATCATCTGGCATATCTTCAGCTTCTCCTGCATTAGGATCTTCTGGCTCAGCTTCTTGAGCATCTGGTCCATCAACAAAGTTAGGAGGTTGTTGACCTTCTTCCTCTTCTGGATTTGGTTGAGGAGGATTAGGAGCTTCTTGTAGAATTAGACGTTGAAATAAGTTCATCTAGTATACCTCCATTAATAATCGAAATCATCGAAATCATCATCATCGACATCATCGGTTTTCTTAGATGACTTAGAAGAATCAGAGCTATCATTGTTATTGTGGATAGTGTTCTTATTCTCATCTTTCTTATAGAAAGAATTGATTAAGTTCTTATCATTTTTAAACTTAGCTTGAGGAGTTTCTTTGCCAAGAGGATTTACTAAGGAGCTAGAACCATTATAGTCTGGAGAATGTTCTCTACTATCTTGGTCTCTATTTATTTCTTCCATAGTCTTATCTCGTTGTTTTTCATACTCTTCCTCAAGAGTTTCTATGCTCTTATCAACCTCATCTAAATAAGCTTCTAATTTTCGTTTCTTTTCAGGATCGGTTTCTTCTTTAAGTTTTCTTGTTACAGAATACTTATGCTCTTTCCATTCCTTAATAGATTCTTTTAGGTATTCCTTATTTAGATGCTTCGACATGATATAAGCAGTGATAAAAGCAAATAACCCACCAACAACATTAATTGCCAATGCTCCAGCTACAATAACCGTATAGAAAATAAGAGACAAAGAATTCCTAGTACCTTTGTTCAGATCTTGCAATCTAGAAGTTACAAGAATAGATCTAATAGCTTCTTTGGTCATAGCATTAGTTTTCACTGGAGCCATCTTAACTTTGGTAACGATATCATGAATCTTATCTAGGCTATCTTCTTCACAAAGTTTTTCTAATGCTTCATTAACCATAGACATTTGTTCCATAGCTTCAGCAAGACCATAAGCTGAAGTCTTACTATAGTTATCATGAACAAGTTTGTCTAAATCTATATTATCCTCATTAATCATCTCTGAGTGAATATTTTTTAGTTTAGTAATATACTTGGTATCTTCAGAGAGGTTAATAAAGTTATCTTTAGAAACAGCTTCGGAGATTTTATCTAAGAACTTATTAATATCATTCGTACCGCCATTCATAAGGAAGTAGTCAGTAACGTTCTCAATTATAGTAGATCTTTCGATAATATCTCCAGCATATTTATTAATGGAATACAAACAAGTCTCTAATGCAATACAATACTTTGTTTTGAAATCCATAGTATATGTATCAATTAGAGAGCATACTTTGTATATGGTATCAGGAACAGCATCTTCAAATAAGATATTATTCTTTACTATCTTATCAATATTGAACCGCTTAGCAATAGTGTCACAATTTCTTAAAACTCTATCACATTCAGTCTGTTCATGAATCTTTTCTAATATAGAATTCAAACAGTCTATAGTTGTCGTTTCATCAAGCCCTCTTTTTGTTTTAAGAATAGGATTCTTAAAAATTGCAGGGGATTTGACGTATGGGATGATATCTCTATTAATGATAGAAGTAACTTCTTCTAACTGTGTTTGAGTTCCTTCTTTAGAAACAAACTCAAATAACTCTAAAACCTTGTTAAAGTTATTAGTAGTATTATCAGAGTAAGACTTCCAATTATAGATAGCTTCCCTGATATTTTCAAAATTATAATTAGTTTTATAAGTCTCATATAGTGGATAACAGGACCCTGCTAAGAATTGAGACTCCAAATTAATTTTTCTATTATATACTTCAATAATAGGTATAAACTTTCCCATACTATTTAATCCTCCCGTTCGATTGCATAGGCTATGATTACATCAATGTTTATGATGAAAAATCATAGTCATTTCAAATACTTAGGTTTTATCTTAAATTCTACCTTATTCAAAGTAGATGCATCATCTGGTAAGATTTTTGTAAGGTCATATAAAGCTTGTTTACCTTCTTTAGAAGTAGTCATCTCATTTACACCACCCATAGAGATATAGTGACGTTTTGCTGTAATGAGACTATATAATTCTTCGTTAGCTTCAATAGAGAATGGTGTTTTAGATGATACAGTATCACCATCATAGTCACCACCAATAGAATCCAAACGAACATTGTTTGGCAAAGCTACGTCAATAAATTTATTTGTAGAGTTTGAATTCAAATCTTCAATTCTAATCTTAGGATATTCTTTATAGAATTTTCCATTTATGATCATTGGTTCGGTTTGAATAGTAGAAATAACTTTAATCTTAGCAGGGAATTGGTTCCAATAACTATCAATAGGGAAACGAGTAATAAGGGTCATCTTATCTTTAGTAATATCTAGTGCAGCCATATAGATTAAATCACACCAAGTTAAAGGGCGTTCATTAATAGGAAGGGAATCTACTTTGTTATCACTAATAAGATTTTCAGCCGCTTTTACATCGTCCACCATATAACCCTTATATCTTAAATAAGGTTTCATACCTTTAGGTATCTTCATACCAGTAGTATCAATAGGCGCTTCAATAGGAATAAAGCGGTTACTCATACCATGCATAAAGCGCTCTAATTCTTTTTTGATTCGTTCATCAGAATAGACCATTTGCCAATCTTGAATACGGTTTCTACTAAACTCTTTTGTTTTCATATTAGTAACCAGCATATCCATTTGGTCACTGATATTGTTTTCAAACCAACGTCTAAGCCAATAAAGCATATATGGGAAGAAGTTAGCACAGATAGCGGCTAATGGCAAACCAATACTGTCTATATCTATATCTATATCAGATAAAGATTCTTTTCTTAAGTTTTGAGTACAGATAACTAGACGAGCACCCCAGTCAAAAGACTTCTTCATACCAGCACGTCTAATAAGACCCATCTTTCTAGAGAGACCAGAAGCTTGTGCATCTTTTCCTTCGAATCTACCAAATACAAGCCAGTCATAAATAGCAGAAAGGGTTTCTTGAATACGCCATCTAGTTTGACCATTAAGAGTTAAACCATATTCATTGCTATTCTTTAAAGCTTGTACGTCTCTAATGATTTTCCCATATAATTGGTTAATCTCACCTACACTTGTTCTTGAACCTTTGTCGGTGTTAATATCACGATACCCTACTGGGATTACAACACAGTCTTTTATGAATAATTTATCTCTAAATTTTTCTAAAAAGCCAATCTTAACACCACGTTTAGAAGACTCGGTTCTTTTGAAGTCTATTACTTTGATTACCTTTTGCAAGAACTTAATACCAGTCTCACCATTAGGATCTGGTTTTAGCTTTCCTGTCTCTGTATCTAATACAAAATTATCTGCTTCTTGAGCACATAATTTTACATTAGAATCTAAACGGGACCAAATCTTATATGCTAATGGGTGTAAAAATGTTTCACCAGCAAGATTCACATAAGCAAAGATTGTACTTCTATCTTCTTTAGTAATACCAAATATCTCATTAGAGAATAAACCATCTGCAGTAGGTAGGTTATCTCTAGCAAAAGACATTGGGCTTGAGATCTCTTTTAAGTCATTAACTTTAATAAAGTTAGCAACGTTAAGTGGAGATAGTTTGAGATGCTTAGTTTGTTTCTTATCACCAGAAGCTTCGTCTAGTGCATAGAATTCTACTACATCATTATCCATTTAAAGCATCCTCCGTAAATATAATAAATTCAAATTTAATTAATAGTTCCCATCTAGCATATAACGCTAGATGGGATCATATTGTATTAAGTTAGAAATCTATTAATTCAAATTTTAAGATATTCTTATCAGAATTCAAAGATATCTTATATAGCGGTTGGAATGCTCCAGGGATGATCTGGTTATCCAAACGCTCCTCTATAGTATGAGCCAATTCATCAGATAATAAAGTTACCGTGAAGATATGATCAGATTCCGAGATATTGATATCAAGAATATCTGAGTTTTTACAATTACCCAATAAAATATCGTATAATGCTACTTCCCGAGAGAATAGCTTATCGTCTACAACTTTAGAGGAAATTAACTGACTGAATTCTATTAAATTCATCGAATTATAAAATCCTCCTTTATGCTTATCAATCACCCTTAAGGATAGAATCCATCTCTTCAGCTTGGTTAGCTTTCTGTACCGTCTTATTCTGTATTTCTTTCATATACCTGAAATGAAGATACACTAGAAAACCAACGTCATAGTTGAATGCTTCAGAGAATGATACCCTTCCTTTATAATAATTGCATAGGGTCATCACTATTGAATAGAAAGCGCCCCGATCGGTAAAAAGGCCCGAGTGAAAAGCAATTGAAGAGCACCCTGAGGAGTAGCTTCGATAGTAGTATTACATTTACCACATGTTGTAGAAGGAATTTGATAGGAGATTTTATCATCAGTAAATGTACGAGTGATTTTATATACTTCACCCATTAAAGTAGCATGTTCATCGGAAGATAAGTTCTTCATAATTTCATAAATTGCTTTAACTTTACGCATTACTGTTTTGGATAAACTATCTTCTACTACACCGAAGTCGATAGGATATAACTGTTTAGAAACATTATCAATTTTGTAGATAGTATCAATATTTGCCATGATTTGAACTACATTAGCATATTTAGATGCAAACTCATCAGTCAATGCAGCACGTTCAATCATATCACCATAGATAGATTCAGTACAGAAACTAAATGCATAGTCTCTAGATACTTGGATAGGTTTCGTTCTGAAAAGTTTAGATTTTACAGGACGGCTATGCAGGATATCTTCAAAGCGTTTCTTAACTTCATCATTAGGATATACCACCATATCTTTAACATCCTTCTTATTGATAAAGAGGTTGTTACATTTAGTATTAGGGCATTGGTAAGATAAGTAGTTAGAATCTTTAAAGTTTGCCATATACATAGCAAAGATCATGCAGTCTAAATCATATACAGAGATTTGTTTTAACCAAGTATCAATATCTGGTTTCTTGCCTACAGTATGACGATACATGATATTGAAAATAGTACGAAGACCATTGATAGAAGTCATATCAGTATTTTGAGGATTTAATTGAAGCAACTCTTCACCAGAGATAGGAGTCATTTCAATAGGTTTACCAGTATATTGTAAACCCCAAGTTACTGTGTAAGAAGAACGTTCTACTTGAAGAGCAGATTTGAGTTTGATAGGTTTGTTGGAGATAGCAAAACCATCAAGATCTCCTTCTCTTTCAAGTTTCAACTCTTGCATTACTTGAGATTTATAATTGTAACTTAACTCTTTAATCTCTTCATCAGTTAATTCTGGTTCATCGGATTCAACATCAGCCATCAATTCTTTTTCTTCTGGATCTTCCTCTTCGGCCAATGCTGCATTATAAGTTACATCTTCTTCATCAGTAGTGTCTTCTTTAATTTCTTTTTCAGCCATAGAATTAGAAACTTTTGTATCATCAGCTTCTTTCTTAGAAGCTTCTTCTTTAATCTCTTCATCCTCAGCATAACCTTGCATTGGAAGAGCAGATTTAGGAGATACGCCTAATTCTACAGAATCATCATCAAATAAAGATAAGTCATCATCTTCATCTTCTTTAGATGTGAAGCTATCTACTTCTTTAGCTACATCAGAACTCATTCTAGGAATTCGTTCGATAGTTTGTTCTTTAAGACCAAAATAATTGTTATCAGTTTCAACAGTTTTATCACGGGCTACGGTGAATAGAATATAACCTTTGCGTTCATATTCTGTAATACCATCGAAGCGTGGTTCAGTTTCAATAATCTCTTCAATCTTTTTAATAAATTCCGCTAGACGAGGAGTATTTTTTGCACGAGACATTAATCTGTCATATTGTCTATTAACGTACTCTTCCTTACCTTTAGTAATAATACCTTCAGGACCAGTGAGTTCTGCTTTAGTGCGTTCGATCTCATGATCTGCTAAGTCAACTAAACCTTCGATATTTTTTCTAATAGGATCATCCATTTTTGTTTTTGGTTTCTTAGCAATTTTATCAACATTGCGGATTACTTCGCCATATTGAGTCAATCCTTCTTCATCGAATGCTGTATTCTTAGCAATTTCTGCTAAACTAGATTTAGCAGCTTTTGTTTCAGCAGGTTCTACAGTATCAGATAAACTAGATTTAGATACTGTTGCTACAGGTGGTTCTTCAGTTATAGGTTTAACTTCTACTGCATTTTCATTTGCTGCGGCCTTTTCTGCAGGAGTTGTTTCCACTTCCAAACCAAGTTCAGATAAGGATATTTGTTTAATTTCTTCCATTTATTGCTTCCTCCTAATAGGTACTTTGGTTTTCTTAAATGCATTGCCAGTTGTATTTTCTCTTTCGATAGCACGTTTTTTAGCACCATCTAAAGTAGTATCAAGATAATCTGCCACTGCGCCTTCATCAAACTTACCTTTGTATTGTAAGGATGGTTCAGCATTAGGTGACGTATTAATACCAGGTGCTCTACCAGACTTCAATATAGAATCTAGTTTAGACTTGGTCTCTTTTTCTCTAATCATAGATTCATCATTGAAATCTTCCTCTGCGATTAGTTTAAGAATTGATGGATTGTCTTTCATTCGAACCCATATTCTCATAGAGTTACCTATCCCCTTTACAAATAATATATTTACATTACATTGCCATCAGACCGTCGATAGTATTTTGAGCAATATTATATAATATGCTAAATCTAGTCTTTTGTATAACAATAGAGAACAGAATCTTATTCTCTAAAGAATCCTTAGGTCTGTAAAGAGAAACCTCTACCTCAACTGGTAATAATTCTGGAAGATACATAGACATTTGCTCTTCTAGTTCTTGTCTTAAAGTAATAAGCTCTTCTTCAAAAGCAAATCTATATCTACCACGAATATCTATACCTAAATCTGGATAGTCTGGGTAGGTTCCCTTTTTGAGGAGTAATAATCTAACGATTAATAATGCAGCAGAATTCAGTTTCCCTGTTTCAATTTCACTTAAATCTAATACCTTCGGTTGATTAAGGTCATTTACATCTAAAAGGTAATCCCGAATATTAGCATTTGAGTTAGTTAAGCTATTAGCCAATTTATTCACCGCCTCTTTACAAAATTGTATTACTTATAAAAAAATATACTCAAGTACTGAGATGTCGCGATTTTAAAAGTTACTGAGATAGAAACATTTAAGTGTAGAAGTATATTAGAGAAGTAAGATTTCTTATACCTAACCCCCTTAATGATAATTCAATTAAAACTTTCGTAGTCATGCCAGAATTATCATTATTCATTTCGAATCTTTCTTTTAATACAATGGATCGGTGGTAGCACTCCGAAATATAGAATTGTTTTTCGTTTCGTTTTTCCAGATAATTTCTATGTTTTTCCTCCTTATAAGTATTTAAATCTCATATACTTCTACATTCCTCTATAATTTTTGCACATATATCTTTAACCTTATGAGTATAGGCTTAATTTGCCTATACTCGACATTTTTGTAATTACGAATAACTTAATTTACAGGAGGGAAATAATCTTATGATAGATGAAGCTATGGGTTTAGCTAGTATGAACCCTATGGTTGGTACTACTCCAAATAACAGTGTTATGCTCCTTCATAATATTGACGATAAAGACCTATCTGATGGATGGGATAGTTATGGACTAGCAACTACTCTAGATAGAGATGATGCTCATATTACAAAAGATAAAAATGGTAAACTTGTTGCAAGACCGAATAAAGATTTAGAAGGAAAACTTGTAGAAGTTTATATTTGTAAATACGAAAAGGTTCAAGATAATTTTGATACTCTATATAATCTATTAGATACTCCATACTCTGATAGAGTTTTAAAAGAGTCTATCTATGAAATGGCTACAGGTCATATTTCTCTTATAGAGAACTTTGCTAAAATAGATCATCTCTTAGAAAAAGTAGAGTTAAAGAAGATTAGCAGTATTATATCTTCTGGAGCTGAAAGTATGGAGAGGGAACTAGGTCAAACTGATCGTTTAAAAAATGATGGTTCATATACTCCATCTAATCCAGATGAAACAGCTGCTAGTGGTGTTAGTCTATTAGCATCTGCTGATTATACTTTCGCTGAATCTTTTGGTCCAGATGATAAACAATTAGAAACCAAGAAAGCAATTATTGAAACTCTTATGTGTGATATAAAGAAGGATCTAAACAATGGGAATTATTAATGCAGAACGATACTTCCAAGATCAAGATAGGGAGTTCAAATATAAACAAATAGAAAGATGGGTAGCTACTAATGGTGGAGCTATCATCAAAGATTATTACAAATACGAAAAAGATTTAGAATCTGATTGGTATGAATTTAAATCTATGCCTCCTCATAACTGGTATGAGGCTGATGATCTTGCTATGCAATTATTTGGTATGGAGAATGAAGAACTTTACTTTAAAAACAAAGCCAGATTCTTTAAACGAAATATCACTAGAGACACATTAGATTATGAGTATGGCGGTCTTAAAGACTTGGATTCTGATGATCTTGAAAACTTAAAAGTTACTAGAATAGAAACTAATGCAGATAAGTATATAGATAAGTTTGATAATGAGTATGAGCCTAACACTAATAACCTCATCGCTGTAAAGGCTATTGATTCTAATGATAAAAAGAATATCACATTATCACCTTTTAAAGATATCTATTACCCTCATTCTTCTTTTAAAGAAGAATATGGTTTCTCTCAAGAACAGAAGAGAAAGATGACGCAAGATTATATTGATCTTGGATACCCAATGTTATTTGATGATTATCAAACTCAAGATGAGTTGGAAGATGATTGGTATAAATATAATTCTGTGGATAGAGATAAAAGGATTAATTGCGATGATTTCTCTATTCAAATCTATGGTATGACTGTTACTGATCTTTATAATGAACAACTTAAAAAGTTCTTAGCTAATGATATTGATGATGATTTTGATACAGAATACGTTGGATCTGTAAATGAAAGCAAACTAGATCCTATGAAAGATTATAATTTTGGTATTGCTGATCAAATCAAAAAGCATCCAACTCCTGTAATCTTCCCAGAACAAGATGTGTATTATAATATGAATCGTTTTAAATTTTATAGAATGATTCTATTGATGGGATTGCCTACAACTGATAAGTCTGAATTAGCTAAGAAGTTATGTCAAAAACATAAAGCAGAATTCTTAGATATGAAAGAATTCCAAGGAATCACTTCTGCAGAAGATATTCAAGCTTGTGCTAGATTATCTCCTGCTATCTACAAATATGCTACTTCTCATCCTAAATACATCAAGTTTATCAAAGACTCCGAATTGTATGGGCAAAAGTCTATTCAGTTTAAAGTAAAACTAAAAGAGTTCATTAACCAATTCTTCTATTGGTTGATCAACGTATATTCTAAAAAACGTAAACTTGTTATTGAGATGAGTAATGAAACTTTCCCAGTTATGGATGCCCATCCTAAATTGTTTACATATCCTATCGTAATCAAAGGGGATTCTTTCTTCTTACAAATCTTTAGAAAGTTAGCAAGACATGAGAAAGATAAAATCATTCAATTAATTTATGATTTCAAAGTAGTAGATGCTATTCAATTCTCTATGGCTATAATAGAAAAATCTAATGATGATGTAGAGTTACTAGATTTCTTTAGAAGAAGAATTAGAGAATATGATCCAGTAAAAGCGGAGTTACAAGAATCTAAAGTTCTTGATCCTAGTCTATATATGACTGCTGCTAATGATTATATTCGTAAATCTTTTGATCCTCAATACTGTGCTAAGAAAGCATATGATGTATTGAATAAAGAATCTAATTCTCTTTTAGAGTCTACTATGATTGATCATACAGTGAAAGCTGCAGAAGATAGAATAGACTTTTTACAAGAGCCTAATTTTAGATCAGTATTTGCTCCTATGCTAAACTATACTGAAATAGAAACATTGTTACAAAATTCTCCTAAGAGTAATAATACATTTGCCATTAAATGGTTCAATGATTACAAAGGATCTTGTAGTGGGTTAAAAACAACATTTAAAAAGAATGAATGGGTTACGGAAGTAGCAAAACTATCTTCTAAATTCTTAAATGAATATGCTCAAAATAAATGGGATATAGAAACTGGTAATGATCTTATTAGACTAGGTTGGAATCCAACTGTAGAGTTTAATGATTATTATAGAGCTGCATCTGATAAAATTGCTAATGATTTCTTAAAAGATAAAGTTATCTGTAATTATATTAGTATTGGAGATATGCCAGTATATAATCACTTAACTGAAGAGGTTGAAACCAAAGAACCAGTTGATGGCATTTACGTTATGACCATTAATGGCAAACATAAATCTGATACTCTAGATACCGTTCCTCAAGTATTGATTTCATTAGATGGATTCTTATCCAATACAAAGGTATATCCAGTATTAAATAAAGAAATAGCAAAACCAGTATCTCTAGATAAAGTAAACGAATGGTATCAACTAAGTACATGTGAAGTTGGATTATATCTATTACCTTTATCTAAAGAATTGAAAAAAGAACTAGCTTCTAAATTAGACTCTTTGGCTAATAAAGATACTTCAGAGTTGACTGTATCTAATAAGAAAGAATTAGTTATAGGAGATTTCAGATTATATATTTCTGATACTCTAAAAGTATTGATTGAAAAGTTCAATAATCAATCTTTCAAACTTGTCGATATAGATGAGTTGCTTGCTAAGAAAGTATTAGATAAATATATTGTTTATCATTTAGCAACTTTTGATGCAGATGAATACGATACACTACTTCGTAATATTGGTATTGGAAATACTAGAGCTGCAACTTTATTTGAATCTAAACCTAATCTAGAAGTTATTGGAGAGCATAAGTCTCTTATTCCTTATTTAACTCTTGTAACAGTAAATGAATTTGTTACCTCTACACCAGTTAAAGGAATGGATAATTCTAGAGGTACAGATACCTTGAATAAAGATAAAGATTTAGAAACTTTTGATTCTTATTACAATCTACTAAATCCAACTAAATAAACTATTAAGGAAGAGGGTTATCCTCTTCCTTACTGCTTTTTAAATAGTATTTTGATTATACACTATAATTATGAGAATATAAAGTTAAATACCAAATAACGTATTCTTAAAACACATAATAAACAATCTAAAAGAAAGGAAGTATTTTTTTACTATGGAGAGAAACTTTAAATACTTAAAAGGGAGAAAGTTCTATCTATCTTCTCGTAAAAAAAGTATAAGAGATTCCTACCCTAAATTGATTAGAGTCGTATCTAATATTAAAAATGGGGAAATGGCTGTCTATATAGAAGATTATGGGAACTATGAGGGAGACGATGATTGTAGAGTAATGATTATAAAAGAATCAGAATTATTTAATTACTTTACTCCCCTTACTCCTAAAGGTGTTGCTACTTTACAATTCTGTGAAGATACTACTACAAAAGATAAAGCAATCTTCTTAATCTTTAATAAATATATCAAAGAAGATTATGATCAAGCAGATATTAAAAATAGCGATATTCATATCTTCTGTTTAAATAAACAACTTGATGCTATATTAGCACTTCAGTTTGGATTAGAAAAAGTAGTCAGACCTGATGCATTAAGTCCATTGAGTATATTTGAATCATTCCAAACTATGCCTATCAATTCTATAATAAACACAGATAGGTTTGTTTTAAAAGGCAGCTTACCTAATATTATCTATGATCCCGATGAAATCGTGAACGTATTATATAATGATTCAGTATATTTATACTATGAAGATAATTATGAATCTATTAAAGACTTATTAGAAATTCATACTATCAAAGCCACTATGAGTACAGAAGTACCTATTAATGCAGAAGCAACTGAATTTAAGACCATACAAATACCATTTTCAAGCATATACAATAGTTTAAATAGTACGTTTATCGATGGTAATATAGCTACAGTTTTAAACTGTTTCCCAATGGTAGAAGTAGAAAGCTATGAAGAATTTATAGAGCTTTATGGTAATCTATTAATAGGAGGTTATAAAGATAAAGATGAAACTACTGAGATCAAATATCATTCTATGATAAACTTACTATATATCTTAGCTTATACACCTAGCGGAGATCCAGTATTACTTTCTAATACAAATCTAGAAGATAAGCTAAAATACATAGAACTAGATAAGCTTGGATTTAAAAAATATGAATATGATCATAGCTCTATGATTAGAAATAATGACCCTAAGTACAAAATAGTACTTGTTAAATTTGAAAATGATGAAGTAGCTATTTTGAAAATAAAAGTAGTTAAAGATTTAGATCAAATGAAAATCGGTAATTCTGAAGAAGACACAATGTCTGAAGAAGAATTATCGAAGTTTCTAATGCTAAGTTAGTTTCACGATATTTTTTATCGTGTTTCTATATATTTCCAGGTTAGTGATGGTAGGCCTCCATCAATTTATACTAACCTAAGTCCATTTTCTAATATATTAGGAGGAAAAACAATGGCTGATTTATTTAACAATGCTAAACCAAATGAAAAAGTGGAAGCAAAGAAAGAACGTATTGAATTGGAAACTAAAGCAGTATTCCCAGAATTACTTTCTGCTGGTTACATGTCTTTAAGCGACCTTTCCAAACTTGTGAACAAATTGTTCTTCTCTGTATTCGATGACTTCTTCGGATGTAAATTAGAATTAGATCCACAATCTGGCCGTATCCAATCTCGCATCTTCTTCTCCCCATCTGCAGAAAAATCTAAAGATGCAGCTGGTTGCTATGCAATCGAAGATGCAACAAGCGGTAGCAACTTGAATGATATTTCTAGCCGTCTTAGCTTGGCTAACCGCTTAAACAACCCTAATGGCAATTGGAAAAACTTACAATTGACTACTGAGGGTAAAGAAAAATTAGAAGACTTCTTATCTGGTAGCGCATTCAATCGTAATGGTGGTATCAACTGGGGTGCTGTAACTAATGAAGTAACTACTGCTCCTACACAATTTGCTCGCCCTCAAATCTTCTTCTCCGTAGATATCGATATCTACAAAGTTATCAGAACTATCTATGGTACAAAATCCAGTACAGGTGGTAAATGGAATTACAACATTGAAGTTAAAAACCCAATCAATCCTATCCAAGATCCTGTAACAGGTAAAGTTACTGCAACTAACTTTAACTTACTTATCTGGAGAGTAGACTCTGGTGACGTATATCGTTTGGCTGAACGCTTTGGCTTCAACGGTTATGGTTCTAACTCTTTAGGTATCAACACTGATCGTTAATTTGTAATAACGTCTTGCACTATAACTTATAAAGGATTATAAGGATAGAGAGAAATCTCTATCCTTCCTTTATATTTATTTTTTATGAGGTAATAATTATGGCTTTTAAAAAAGACGGTGGTCCTATTAAGTTTGAAATTAAAGAAGATGGGATCAATGAATTAATTGATGAAGGTAATGGCAACTCTTCTATCATGCTTAGAGAAGTAGGTTGGAATGGTAGAGATCCTAAATTGGAGCTCCGTAAATGGATTATCGATGTAGATAAAGAAACTCCTATGAGAGGATTATCCTTTATCACAGAACAAGGCCCTCATACTCTTACTGAAGTATTAGCTGAAAAAGGTTTTGGTAATACTGAAAATCTTATTCATAGTATTAAAGATAGAGAAGACTTTGATGAATCTTTAGTAAAAGTTATTGGTAAGAAAAAGATTGAGAAATCTAAAAACACTGAAGTAACAATTAGTGAGGATGACTACTTTGATCCTAAAAGTGTATTAGATGATTAAAGTATTCCTCTTTGTGAAAGAGGTGATTTAATGAAAGGCCAATACGAAGAAGTAAAAGGTGATAATCAGAATGAATCTCTAGAACAGTTAGAGATGTGTAAGTATCTGGTTCAAGGTATCGATAAACCTTGTAAGCATAGAGATATGTATGGACGTTGTACATTTGAGAACTGTATTTTAGATGAAGAAGAAACTCCTCTTCGTGCTAAGAAATGGTGGTTCCAATGTATTATTTGCAAACATCCTAGCTCCATAGAACCAGATGCTATGAGAGTTCCATTCTGCGAATCCTGTATTGCTAGAATGAACGAAGCAGAGGTATTACCATTTACTTGCAGATATTGTGGTAAGAAACAATATTCTCCATCGAAATGGATGTTCTCCAGAGTATGTGACGAATGCATTCCTTTATTATATGATAAGAATGCTGGTCAAGTTTGCAAAAATTATGCCCCTAAAGTTGGTAAGCGCTCTATCTCTAAAGGTGGAACCTTACATGATTACAAATAAGGTGGAACTATGACTAATAATAGAGTAAAAGAATATGATTATTTAGAAGCAGTACCTATTGAGCATATTCTTTATGCTCAGTTTATCAAATATGATAAATTAAATAAACTATTTACAGAATATTATAAAAACAGACCTATACCAAAATGGATCAATATCTATATAGACGTATATCAAACATTGCTTCCTATATTCAGTTTCTATAAAGTAACTAATCCTTATAATATCACTTCTTGCTTAGCTAATCTTGCTATACATTATAAAGCTTTCTTTAAGAAGGCTGGTATAGATAGCTTTGTATTCTTATTATATTCCCCTACTACGGGAGCTGCCACTCAGCAGCGATTCTGCCAAGAATATAATGAGAAATATACTATGCGAATGGTAAATAATAAAGAAGTATATGATATGGTAAATAAGAATATACCTCTTATTCAAATGCTGTGTCAGTATATGAATAATATATTCTTCAAGATGGGGACTGTAGAAACTTCTGTTATGGCTTATGATATGATTACTAAGTTTAAGAATAGACAGATTACTGCCCCATCTTTATTTATAACTTCCTCTCAATATGCATTCCAATTACCATCTAAGGTTCAAGATCTTATTATGCTTTATAAAAAGAAACCAGCTCCTGGTAGCGTAGAAGATCCTTCATATTTGGTAACTCAGGAGACGGCATTAGATTCTTATATTGCAGAAATTAAGAAACATCGCATTGAGAAGTTTGAAGTAAATCAATCTTGGTTATCTGGATTTATGACTTTATCTGGTATCCCTAAAAGAAATATCAAATCTCTATTTAACTATAAACAATCATTGAAGATATTAAAGAGTATAGATGAACAATTTGATCAGGCGACTCCAGACTCTTTGTTTAATGTAGCCTCTAAGCTATATCCTAGCAAAGGGTTGAACTCTCATTCTTATGATGAGATAGTTAATAGATTTAGATGTATAGATTTAGATTATCAGTTATATATGTATAGAACCATGCCAGAAGCTATAGATACAGTATTCTTAGAACAAGTAGAAGATCCAGATGCATTGAAAAACATTAATGATCAATACTTCTCTCAGAATCCTATCTTGTTAGAAAAAATATGATAACTATTGAAACAAAATCATAGGGTAGAGTCGTAATGACTCTACCCTTTATTTTTTTATCTTTTAATCATTTGAGCCATATCACTCATAGATCTAGTTCCTAGTTCTTTTTTAGCAAACAATTTCTTAGAAACTTTAGATGTTGTAATACCTTTACCTTCAGAAGATACTACGCTTACATTATTATTCAATGCATCCATCTTACCATTAGAAATTGAATACCAATCTTGTTTTGTAGTATTATTGTCATTAGCTGTAGTCTTATTAGCATCGGATGCTTTATCATTATTAGGAACTTCTAGAATCTTAGAGAAGTTCATCATAGTAATACATCTGAAATTATCAGCTTCTCTAGTATAAATCTCAGTCTTCTTATTTAATAAGAATAATCCATCTTTATCGGAATGAGCCGCATAGTTCTTTACTACATATTTTTTATTTGGAGTAAATACTGATGGATCGAGATCATATTTATGAACAGTAAGTTTATTGATCTGATTTTCTAATTCTGATTTATGATTCTTTACTTCATTAGGGTTATCGTTCTTAGTAACGATAATTTTAGTACCTAGTCTACCATCCCCAAAGGAACCACCTAGATTTACGTCAGATTCAAAACTACCTACTCCCAATTGACCTATACCCGTTAAATCTGTAACACTATCTAAATTATTTTTTAATAATTGTAAGTCTGCTTGGTTCATAAACCCACCAGAAGCCATATATTTACCAGCTGCAGATAATTTATTATAGATAGATTCTCCAGTAAAGGAAATAGCAGATACATCTGTTACTAGAGATACAAACTTACTCTTAATATCGCAAGATAGTATATCATTAAAGCTTGGGAAGAAAGACAATAGATTCTTAGCAAATCCAGTAATAAAAGATGTAATATTTTTAAGACTACCAACTACACCTTTTACTGTATTTACATAACCTTGCATCTCATGAACATTCTCCATTAACTTAGATGCATTCGTAAACAGATCCTCAAAATGAGTATGCGTACTAGAATCTGTAAATACAGAACTGTATCTATCGTATACTGGTTTTATCTTATTTACAAACCCTATAGCCTTGTCTGCGATAGAACCAATCTTATCCATAGTACCATCAAACGCATCTGTTTGAGAGAATATCTTAGATTGAGAATGAGAAGAAGCAGAATAAGAAGAAGAGTTAATTTTAGATACAGAGTTTTTAGTTGCTTCTATAACGTCCTGCACATTAATCTCTGTAACAGAATTTAAGTAGTTATCCAAATACTCAGAATCATAAAACACTGGAGATATCTTCTTGATATTCTTTTCAAATGATTGACTCATTTGATTTAGTCTTTCATATTGTTTATTAAATCCTAATATACCATTACCTAGGAATTTACTAGTAATTGACTTAAAAGCACTTTGTACTACTGGTACGTTTATAGTGACCTTACCAGGTTTAGCAGGAACAGATGTTGGGAATCCAGATGCTTGCTGCATAACAGTTTGAGTCAATTTATTTTGGTATTCATTTAACTCTTTAGCTTTATTGAGTATATTATTCTTAAACATATCATTCCAATGATTTAGCTTTTCTGGAACATTGCCCATTTTCTTAATCATCTTTTTGATCATCGTTTTAAACTTTTCTACTATACGATCAATATATGCTTTAGTCTTTGCAATATTATCATAGCTTAGAATACTATTATCTTTAGATGGGTTAATAATAGCGTCAAACTTATTTATTACTTTTGCTACATCATGATTGATTTTATAGGCTGTTTCTGTTACAGATAGATCCACATAATAATGGTTTCTTTCTGTATCGATATTCATACCCTGATTAGCGGTATTAGGATCGGTCGTTTCTCTAATATTGAATATAACGTCATTAAAACGTTCATTCTTCATAGGAACACCTTTTCCTGATTTAGATAATAGATAAGTGCAGAAAGGTTCATCTATAAAGAATTGATATTTGGTAGGATAGAATACTTCTACAGAGTTTAAATAAGATACTAATGAAACCAATGTATCTGTTGGCGGTATAATAAGTTGCTGTTGAACTCTATTATATTGAAATGGCTCTATAAGTAAGTGAAGATTATTCATATATGAACTTAAGATAGTCATCATATGAGTATCCATCATAGTAGTATTTGCTACTGTTTTATTAGCATCAATACATTTTTTACTCATCAACCCAAGATAAGCTTCTTTATATACGTCTTGCTTATCTTTACCACCTTCATCTTTCTCTTTATAATCTAATTCTTTATAATAGTTTATATCGTTAGATACAAAGATAGAGAACTCATCCTCTATATAAGATTCAACTGTAGGAGTTTCTAATTCCTGATTGATATCATACTTATCTATTTTAAGATACATGGTAGCTGTTTTAGCATTAGCGATAATCTTATCAAAAAGATTCTTATCTAGATTAACATGAGCTAACATGGTAGGCATATTCTTATTTTCATAATCACTAATACGGATTATATTTTTAAAGTTCTCAGGTCTAATTATAAGACCATCTGATTTCTCTCCAGGAATTAATACTTTGCCTGAGACCTTGAAGTTCCATTGTTGCATTATAATCTGACCTCCATTTTATATTATCAGAGTGTCATCATATTTAAACACAAGGAGATGAGAAGAGCCATTATGACTCTTCTCAATATTATTTATTATTAACGAGTCATTTCTCTAATAGATCTTGCTTTCTTTAATTTAGCTGACAAACCTTTTTCTGCATGAGAAGCATTTGCTGCTAAATGTCTAGCAACTCTATGTTCAGCACTGCCTTTTATTTTACCCGATTTGGTCATTATATCCATGTTGCTTTTAAGACCGCCTGTAGCTTGATCTTTACCAGCTCTGTAACCCATTTTTACACTATATGCTAATTTATTGATAGCTTTAGTAACAGCTGCAACAACTTTAGCCAAGAACTGTTTGATTTTAGTCCAAACTTTAGCAAGTGTGCCTTGGCTATCATCTTTCAATTTTTGGTTATATTCTCTGATTTTTTTCTCCATTTTTAATTGAAGTTTTTCTAACCAAGTTAAGTCGTCAACATGTTGGAGAGCTTTGTTGATTTGAACTAATTTGCTGGAGTCGCCATCAGCTTTGATACCAGCATCAATGTGTTGAAGAATTACTTGACGACCAACTGCTTCGTCATTAGAGCCTTCTTCAAGAGCTTCGATTTCAGAGAATTCTAATGCAAAATCTTCAGCAATTAAATTTAAGATTTCTTTATTTTCTGTAAGAATAAATAATGCCATTTGTTATTTACCATCCTTAAAAGTATTAAAAACTATTATATATTATAAATGATCTTCTGGTTCTGGAGCTGGTTGTACTAAACCAGAACCAGATTCTTCTGCTCTTCTACCTGGAGAAGTAGCTTCTTCTGGAGGTTGAGTACCATTTTTCTTTTTACCAGGTTTACCAGAAGTAGTAGATCCAGTTGTTTCTGGGTTGCCAGGAGCAGCCTCATGAGTAGCTTCGCCACTTTCTGTACGTTCTGTAGTGCTAGGAGATGTAGTATGCTCATCTTCACCAGCACCTGCAGCAGGTTTAGGGTTTACACCAGGTTTGTCAGTAGCATCTTCTTCAATACCACCTTCTTCATTATAACGGAAAGAGGAGGAAGAAGGTTTATTACCAAAACGAGGAAGTTGGCGGTAAACAATACCTTTATCTAAAGCTGTTTCTTTAGCACGATCTTCTTCAGTTTTAGCAGCTTCAGCTTCTTTAGCTTTTTCTTCAGCTTCTAAATCTTTGAAGTGTTTTTTGAAACGAGCAGAAATTACAGAATCACGATATTCTTCATCAGTCATTTCTTCTAAAAATTCAACATCGTCTTTTTCTTTAATTTCTTTTTTAAGTTTTTCGCCAATAGCATTAATACGATCATTTTCTTCATTAGATTTCAAAGCTTCAAGTACAGTTTCAATATCTGGAATGAAGATGTCTTCTAATTCTACAGAATCGATTTGTTTATTCCCACCATTGTCTTCATGACATTCTTTGAAACCGCGTTTTGTTAATTCTTCTACTTGTTTTGCAGTAAAGATTTCAACGCCAGTAACTAAGTTGAAGTTATTATAAAGTGGAGTATAGGTAATTTTTGGTTCTTTGCCTTCTTCTTCAGCTGCTTCTTCTTTAATTTCAAATACTTGGCAGCCACGATCTAATAATCTAGCTACGCCGCTAATTTCCATTAGTACTTTTTCAGTAGTGCCAGTGACACCAACAAAATTTAATGTTGCACCGCCTGGAGCGACGATTTTTACAAATTTACCTTCGCGCATTAAGGTCACCATTCCTTTTCATAATATATTACAAAAATAAGTAATCTTGAAGATTATTATAATGTGCAGAGTATAAAACGACTATGCATCATAATCCCCATGATATGTGAGCTCATCATTGACAGCTATATTCAATTTCTTTTGAAGAGCTCTAATCCTACCATTATATTCTCTATTTCGATATCTATTAACGTGATCTCCAGCATAGTTCCCTTTAGGACCTATGGTGATTTTATTGCCAAGTTTTTGCATTCTAAATGCTAACCAATCAATGATCTTAATACAAACTCTCATAATCTTTCTAAGAAGATTTGTACGATTCATATTTCTTTCTTGATCTAGTTCTGCTTCTAGTTTAGTATACAGACTTCTAAAAGCCGCAATCTTAGATGCAACCCAAGTTTTAGGAGCATGTTCAATTTCTTTTCTAAGTTTATCCCTAGTAAAGTCTTCACGATCAGATATTATTTGGTTAAAAGCTTCCATACTATCTTTATCAGATTGAAGTTTTACATAAAATGCTCGTCCAGCTGCTTTCTCTATCTCTTGTCTAGATTTCCCTTTAAAAGGATCTTCATCCTCTAAGATAATAGTTGCTTCTTGAAGAGCTTCCTTTTCTTCAGCATTTAAAGAAAGAGATTCTAATAAATCCATTTCTATAGATGCAGATTCCATTATGTATAATCCCATGGTTAATTCCTTATTTATTAAAAGCTTCTATCTCCATAAAGATCTTATGGATAACTCTAGAAGTTTCTTTATAGTATTTTATATAAAAAGACATAGCAGCAAAGTTATTATTGTTGATTATATTGGTATAATATAAGCTATCGTGTATAAATCTTTGATGAGTTTGTCTTAATCTTTTAGATAGTTTTTTATCATCAAGATTCTCTTTAAGAAGTTTAGCAAATAAGCTATTTACTTTATTCCTAACCTCACCTATATGATCAATACATTCATCATGATAATCTTTAACTTGTTTCAAATCTTTACTAATTTCTTTATCATATAGATTAGAAAGTTTTATGATTTCAGAAGGCTTTAGATTATCAGTCTTGTGAAAATATTTAGAACTCTTTTCAAATAGTTTTACAAGTTTTTCTTTAGTCTCATAATCTTTATATTTATTAAAAGTGATAGCTTCGATAGCCCCATCTTTTAACCAATGCTTTTCATCTAGATAAATATCTAAGATGGATTTGAAGCCTTCTTCAAGCATTGGTATATTATATTTAAGCTCTCCGATATTATATCTCTCCATATCCAATTCTGGATATCTTCTGATTTTCTTTTCAATATAATATATTTGAGTTTTCTTACTAGTAGTTTTACTAGCTGCATATACTCTAAAATCTCTAAGCACTTTAGAAGAATTAAAGATCTTACTAATAGCTTCTTTTACACTTAACTCTTGCATCATAGCAGAAGTAAGATCTGAAGCTTTGTTATTAAATTTTGTAATAAGATCTTTTTGCCATTCTATCTTTTCTTTTCTAGAAGAAATAGCAGCGTTATAGAATTGATCTTTAAATTCAGTTTCAAAATCTTCTATAGTATAATCATTATAAATTTTATCTTTTGATTCAGATAAAGATTGACTAAATATATCCATTATAAACTCCTACTTATTTATTCTAGAAATTGGAGTGACTTTGTCTTCTACTACTTGCATTTTTAATTCTGCAAGCATAGTAAATAGTTGAGAGAAATCATTATCTGTCAGACGTAGATAATTGTATTCCCCCATATTAGTAATCATTTTTTCTTTGGCTACTTGCTTAGCTCTATAATCAGTCATAGTTCTAGTATTAGGATTCTTCCCACCATCTTTAACTTCTATGATTAAATTATAAGGAAGTAGTAAAAAGTCTGTGATCCAGTGTCTAGTTTTACCACCATAGGTATATTCTAGAACAGGACCAGGAGCGATTACTTCTGAAGAATCGAACTCTAGTACATCATCTAAGAACTTCATAAGATTTAACTCATATTTGCCAGTATAAGTAAATTCTTTGCCATCAGACCATTTATACTTACCACTGATTTTTCTATTAGCAAGCATTTTCTCTTGCTGTTTAGGATCATCTAATAGATGGGTCTTATTATAGACTTTCATCATACGTTTTTGATAAGTCTTTTTAACAGTCTCATAGCATTTTGGATTTCCACATAGACGCTCATATTTTTGACGTTTCTCATTCCACTTTGTAGGATTTCCACATACTGTGCAATTACCATGACCTTGTTTATTATTGACAATATCATATACTAATCTATATGCAGTATAATCTTCTGGAATTTCTTCATCGTGTTTGCGTTCTATATGCTTAACCAGATCATCTCTATGATAGGTTTCGCTACAATAAGGACAAGGATATCTTTTCATCGTTTCCTCCTATATTTACAATTTGATTACTAAGTGGTCATTACTTGCAAAAGTAAATGAGGAAAAGAATCAAAATATGAAATAACTGATCAAATCTATTTAAAGTATCTTCCAGTCTTCTAAACTTTTCATTACTTATTATACCATTTAATCTCTCTATGATAAGAGAATTCATAGCATAGCACTTACCAAAATCTATTAAAACATGTGATATGAAAATTATTAAGAAAATAACTCTACTAAAATAATCTGCAAATCTTGCACCAGTTATAATACAAAAACCTACCCATACAATGAAGGCGTATAATATACAATGGCATACTAATAGATATAGAGATTTTCTTTTGTTCCTTTCTAAGTATTCCCCTTGAAGAGGGAAATCTGCTAAACAATGTATTGCAAAAAGCAACAACATGTCTACAATCATTATATATCACCATCTCTCTTTTTACTTATTTTCTATTATAGTAAGGTCAAGTGAGATTCATAGAGAGTTTACAGAAAAAAAAATAAAAGGGATTATTATTCCCCTTTATTTTCTTTAGCTTTAAGTTGTTCATTCATCTTATTTTCAAAATAAGATATATCATAATGAACTTCTTTACTTTCTGGAATATTATCAGAAAAGTCTGAGAAGTTTTCTTCTTCATTTCTGATATAAGGTTTATTATTATCAGCCCAATATTTTATACCAAATGCTATAATAGTCGGTATAAGCCATAGAGAGCTCTCTACTGGTAATAATATTACACTCATAATTGTTCTCCTTTACTATAAAACCAATACCTATATATTCACTATTATAGTATATAATTAAAACAAAAATTGTACCCATACTCATCATGAGTATGGGTATTAGTTTATTTATAACTATTAGGATTTCCATCTTTATCAGGCTTATTCTTCCAATCGCCAGCTTTTTTTGGTTGAGCAGTAAATCTATCTCCAATAAAAGTCTTTTGATATTTTTTCATATTAGGTTTATGATGTGCATCTCCAGAGCTAACTCTTTTGATTTTGCGAACAATACCTTCTATATTCTTAATAGTTCTAGCTTCATCTAAGATAAAGAGAGCCATTATTATTCACCAGCCTTTCCATCATTTGTAGGAGTAGGTTGTTGTTTGTTTGGATTGGTGTTTGTTTTCTGTTCTTTATTTTGAGTTTGATTAGGAGCTTGTTTATTTTTATTATAGCTATTAACGTGAGCTTGCATATAGGAAAATAGATCTCTATAGAGCATACCAGCAGCAGTCATCTTAGCATTAAGGGCCTGTTTTAATATATCACAAACTAACTTCTTCTTATTATAAATAACAGTTTCGCTATCCTCAGGATCTTTCTTAGCCTTTGGTTGATTTGGATTGTTCTGCTGTTCTCCAGACTGATTTCCAGAAGATCTATTTTCAAAAGACATTTTCGGAGTAGCTGTAGAAGTTTTAGTTTCCTCTTCATTTAATAAGTCTTTAAAATATTTAGTATAGAATAAAGAATAATCTGTATCAGCATTTAATGGTTTAGTAGATGCCATACCTTGTGTGTTAGATTGTTTTACAGCATTAGCATTCTTATTAGCAGCCAATTGAGATTGAGAAAGATTAGGCTCTTGATTTCCAGTCACTGGATTTCTATTTATGTAATTGATAATACCATTAACATCGGTCTCAAAAGATTTGATTAAAGTATTATAAGTAGTGCAGAAGTTATATGCTTTAGAAATTAGTTGTTGAATATCTTGTGACTGCATATTGACTTTTTTATCAATACCGTAATAATAATCTCTAGCAAATTTAGCAAAGTCTCCTTGACCATTATATTCATTAACAAGCATCTTTTTAAACCAAAGGTTATTTTTATTATCTGCTGCTTTCTTAGCATCTCCTTGAAGAGTGTTATTCTTAGTATCAAGAATAGTAACCCTTTTAAGATCAACCCCACTAATATTAGCACTTAATGGTTTCTTTATTCTAGAAAATGCTGTAGTATAAGATGGAGCATTTTGTATATTAGCTCCACTCTTTACTGGGTATTTTTGAGTATCTAAAATATAATCTCTATTTTGAATAAGCCATTCATTATTTTTCTTGCCTTGATCATTGGCGTAATCTTTAAACTTTTTAAGATTAGCTTTAATAGCAGTTATATTATCCATACGCCATTGATCATTGCCAGAGTTTTCTGCTTCTTCAAAATACTCTTGAGAGATATACCCATTCTCATACATCCAAAGAAGCATATTTCTATTTTCTTGTTCCATCTCTAATATAGCATCAAATTCATATGATTCTGAGATGGCATTAAAAAATTCATCTTTTAGCATAAGTCATCTCTCAATTCTTTAATATATTCAATAAGAAGCTGTTCTGGATTGTCGGTTTTTCTGTTCTTATATTTTTCCATTTTATCAGTAATCTTTTTCATTTCCTCTTTAGAGAGTTGATAAAGTTTTACTGGTGGTCTAGCTATCGGAATTCTGACTACATCTTCTTTCTCATCGAAGCTATACAATTCTACTTCATTGATAAATAAGTTTCCAGTTTTACCAAAATTTAAACCAAGTACTATTAAAGCACCTTCTATTTCTAATGGTATATACATAAAACTTTTACCCAATCCAATATGATTAGTATTTAATATATAGAATATTGGAATTATCATAGATTTCCCACCAGGGAATTTAAACATAGCTGATACTAAAGCATTTATAGTGCCTGCAGCTAATGCATCTTTTACTTTCTTAGAAATGGTTCTAAGATCTTTTTTATTGTAAAAGGCTTTTATCTTTTTAGAAGTAGGAGTTTCTAGGTATTCCTTATAACTCATTCTTTTATACTCTGGATTTTTAGAGTATACTTTAGAAATTTCTTTAGAAAGATATTCATAGAATTTCTTATTAGATTTATAAGCTTCTAATTTAATGACAAAGTCATCATTTACTTTTCCTTCTACAAAGATTTTAATAGCCTGACCAATCAAAGTTGATAATGCTAGGCTTGTAATTATTTTAATATAAATATCTAATTTGGAAGCTGGTTTTGTATCTTCCGTTATTAGAGTATAAGATTCAAAGTATCCCATATTATAAATACCTCATTACATTTTACGATTAGATTACTAAAGTGTCATAGGTATTTGAAACACAAAAAAGACCTAGGAGCATAGCCCCTAGGTCAATTTAAATTATCTAAATAATTATATCTCTATATTATCTTCGATTTCTTATTTTTTAGCAGCTGCAGCTTCAGCGTCTTTTTTAGCTTTAGCATCAGCCATTTCTTGACCAACGCGTTCACGACGTTCAACGCTAGTCATTTTTTCTGTCAAGTAAGCAATAGCTTTAGCAACCATAGCAACTAATTTTTTGTACCAAGGAGCTTTTTCGCCGTCTTGTTCCATTTTTTGTTTAAGTTGGTTGGATTTTACATTAAGAGCAGCAATTTTATCAGCAATCCATTCTTTAGGTTTGTTGATGCAATTTTCTTTAATGCTTTCTAACCATTTTTTCAATTTGCCTTCTTCAGCAGATTCAGCGGAAGGAGCGTCAGCTTTAACATCAGCAGCAGTTTTGTCTGCTTCGCCTTCTTCAACAATCATGTTCAAGTAAGCAACATCGCCAGTGTTTTCGAATGCTTCAAGCATCAAGTCAACGAATACATAAGCATCGGATTGTTCGCTAATAGGACGAACAACTACGTTATGGCATTCATCAATGATAGCTGGATCCATGATGATACGAGCTTCATCAACTGCTACAGCGATGGATTCCATACCGAGTTCGTTAGCTTCAGCAATAGCTTCTACTGCTTCGAAATAATCCAAACCGTTTTCTTCAGCCAAACGTTCAACGTCGGAGAAGTTAACAACAGCAGCGCCAATACGAGTATTTTCTACTACTGGAATAGCAATAGGGTTAAGAGCGGATTCAGCTTCGCTCAAGTATACTGCTTCACCAAGGATATCTTGGAAACCAGTAGTTGCTACAGAACGGTTCAACTGAGATTCTGTAATTAACATAGGTAAATACCTCCATTATGATCATAATGATAAAGTTTTAGAATAATTTATAAATTATTTTCATTGCTTAGAGATATATAATCCGATGAAAAATCTATATCTCCAAAGATTTATTATAATGTAATTATAATAAAATTCAAAATTAGTTATTAATTATTTCAATTTAGCTCTTACAAAACCAATAGCTTGTTGAGTTTTATTCATTAAAGCTTTTACGGTAGAAGTATCCATATTGGTAGGAGAATCTCCATTAGCTTTATTTCTTAGAGAATAGTATAGATTTCTCATAGAAGCCATTTTCTTACCAAGATATTCTTTATCGTTGATATTAGATGATACTTCTTGTGGAACTCTTTTGAGTTTTTGAAGAATCTTATTTTGTGGATTGATATCTGTTTGTTCTTTGAGAGTTTCAAAGTCATCATTTAGATAAGCATCCATCAACTCATCTGCACTAATCTCTTCTCCACGTTGCATAAGATCATGAATCTTATCAAATGTGGATTCTGTTAATTCATATACTGGGTCGTGTTTAGAGATAGGATTTAAAAAGACTTTAAATCCAGCTTCAGAGAATTGTTTTGCCGTATCTAACATTTCTTGATCAGCATATGCATTAACTTCATCTAAAGATAAAGAAACTGTAGACGGATAAACATCACTAGCTTCACAAACATTGATGATAGCCTGAGTACCATTTGTAATACCATTAGATGTAGCATATTCTACTAAGTCTTCAATACGAATGATATTAGTATTATTCTCTCTGCTTTCTCTAATAATAACTAATTCTGGAAAATACTCAGTGTTTTCATGAATAAGCATTTTAGTAGAACCTACAACAGCTGTTGCTTCATCTAAAATACCTTTATCATGTGAATTAAAAATCATTTTCATATCCTCCAATAGAAAAGGATTGCCTAGAGAATAACTCTCTAGGCAGAACCTTGGTATTAAATATTATTTTTTAGAGAAGAATTTAGCGCGGTTACGAGCAGCTTTACTATCAGCTACTGCGTTTGCACGATCTAATTTTTTGCCAAAAGTAGAAACTTTGTCAGCCATGGCTTTATGAATTGCATGTTTTTCGTCTGTAGAAGGTTTGAAGCCAGCTTTTTTAAATTGATTACGAACTAAAGATTTAGCAGCTTGAACTGTTTCTTTAGTAGTATATGCTTCATGTAAATCGCCGTTAACACCATTATCTTCAGTATATTCAGCTGCTACACCACCAGCAGTTTTAGCTGCCAATGCTGCAGGAATGTTTACTTCGCTAGTTTCTTTTTCTTCACCAGCACCTACGAAGTCTTTTTCTTCAGCTTCGTCATATTCGTCAGCTAAGTATAAACCTTTTTTAGCGTCGTTATCTAAACCAATCTCGCCACATGCTTGATCTTCACAAGCTTCTTCATTAATACGGAACAATGCCATAGTATTTTACCTCCAAGTAAAATTTTAATAATTTTATTACATTAAATCTTTATCATATTTACCAGATGCAACGTCTCTTAGATATTGAAGATGTCTTTGATGAGGATCAGTAGATTCTTGAAGATCTTCTAGATCACTATCAGAGTCATCATTTTCAATATCACCAAAACCCATCATATCGTCTAATTCATCACCAAGTTCTTCAGATTCGATATCGTCAGCAATGAATTTTTGATCAGCTTTAGAGAGCTTTTTAGCTTCAACTGGTTTTTCATGAATAACTTGATCAGTAGGCTCTACTTTAAGTTGAACGTCTTCTTGTTCTGCAGATTCTGCTAGTCCAACAGTGTAGTTTTTCTTAATAAGCTGAATACCATATTTACCAGTGAATGTATCTAACATTTGTTTAGTATTAGCAAATTTGCGATAAGTCATTACATTAGCTTGATCGCCCCATAAGCCTTTACCTAAACCACCATCATGCCATTTAGATAGATTATCATCTGTACCAATACCAAGTGTACTCATTTCATCAAGAATAGAAGCTTCATCGATAATTAAAGCAGTGTTATGATATTGGCCTTTAAGACCATTAGATTCCAAGATAGAACCAATAGCATCTGTTACAGAAGAAATACCGTTAGTAAGCATATAACGGGAAAGATCTTCCATTTCAATTAAGTATTTACCAAATCTTTTAGATTCTCTTACTGGAACCATTTCAGCAGTGAATTTACATTCGCTAACTGGAATAGTAGCCAATCCATCTAATAAAGATTTAACCTCTTCAACTACAGATACTTTTGTAGTTTGAGGAATTTTGGTACCATTGTCAGCAATAGCCATTTCAGAAAGTGTCTGAATAGCGGAATTAAACATGGCCATGTTCTCCTTCCATATTTTAAAATTAGGATCCTTGTTTTGCTGCCATTAATTTATCTTTAAGATTAGTGGCAGTGTCCTTAGCTTTTTGTAAAGTGTTATTTACACTTTGTTTTAAAGATTCTGGAGCTTTGGAAGCTTTGTCAGAGAAATTTCTTACAGCTTGTTTAGCAGCAGAGTATTTGTTTGCTAAAGTTTTTACGCTATCTCCTGCAGTAGTAGCGACAGATTTAACTGTATCGGCGCCGTTTTGAATATGGTTCTTAACTCGAAGAATATTCTTACCGCCTTTATTACCAACTCCAGTTACAGCATATTTAAGTTTGTTAAGATTCTCCTTAACTGTACCTTCACAATATGCTTGGAGGTGATAAGAATCTTTGAAGCTTTCTGCTTCAAAGTCTTTGTTAAAAGCTTCCATTAATTGTTGATAATAAATAGAGTTCTCAGATACTGGAGTAATGTATACCTTATATCCAGCTTCTTTAAGAGATTGTGTAATCTCTACTAATTCATCATCTTCATAAAGAGAAGCTTCATTTACAACGAAACCAATAGTAGAATCGTTGCTAATCATACTAGCTTCACATACAGCTCCAATAGCTTTATGACCATTTGTAATACCATTAGAAGTGCCGTATTTCACGAACTCTTCTAATTGAATTAGATTACGATTTAGACGGTCAATGTGTCTAATTGGAACCATGCTAGCAGTATAAATCATTTCAGATTCGCTTAAAGAACCAAGAGATTCAATAAAGTCAAAATCATTAGACCCATAAAGGTCAGATTCTTTTAGAAGCATATATAGTTCTCCTTTAATGACCACTATAATATATTAGAATAATCATTAATAAATAGTCATTATGAGGCTTTTCTATCTTTAGTCAAACGTAGTTCTTTGAATAGCGGTATTGTATTGACTATTAGCATGTTTCCAATCATTTGTAGCTTTTGTAAGCTCTTTATTTTTAGAAAATACACCAGCAGCAGCTTGTTTAGCTTTAAAGTATCCACTAGAGATTTTATCTTTTAACCAAGTAATGGCACGTTTTAGATTTAAAATCATAGTAGCATACCATCCCTTTTTAGATGCTACCGCATCTTGTTGTTCTTTAATCTTTTGATTCAATTGATTAGTAAGAGCTTTAATCTTAGCAGTAGCCTGTTCTAAACTTGCAACACTATTTAACTCTGGCATCGGAACGTTGGCTGCTTCAGCGATAGCTTGTTTAGAAATTCTATTAGCTTTTTCTTCATCAATAGATCTTAATTCTTTAGCAACTTCAAATTCTTCCTCAAGAGTATAATCTTCTCCTAGAAGAACTAATCTTGCAAGACCTTGCTCCAACATATCATTCTCAATCATATATTGAAGTTCTTCATTAAACTGGTTGAAAACATTCTTAGCATTGTTTTCTTCTGTAAACAATAGACCCATTTCGATCCTCCTAATCTTCTTTCTTAATATTACCCATATATTGATTTTCAGTAGCAGCATTATCTATATCATCAATTCTAGATTGAAGTTTATTGATGACTTCTTCTGTACTAGGAAAATCATAAGACCCAGATGGATCTATATGAACCATATGCATATCTAATACTTGAGTTTCTTTATTATAATCGTAAGTTCTAGATATGGCTTCAGAGTATTCTAAGGTAGCTTTTAGTTGTGGATCCATATACTTCCCATAAATTTGTACAAAGGTTTTATAGTCGCCATATACATAATTAGTTGGGATGAATAAGTATCCATTGTGGACTAACTCATGAATAGTTTCTGATAAAGGTATTAATCCAACGTTTAATCTATAATGATTAAACATAACTTCTTTAGCTACAGCATTCTCAGAAATATTTTCTTGACAAGCAACTCTCTTAGCATATATAGTAGTCACAAGATCAAATAGAGTTAATGGAGAATGATGTATGTGAATCTTAATAGAAAAAGTGTCTATATTATTAACGTTCTTATAGAAAGAGCAACTAGTCATATCAATACAGTTTCTCAAGTATTCTATATATTTTTTATAAGATCTAGATGATCTGCAAATACGTTCAATATTCTTGAAGTATTTCATTAGATCTTTCTCATTAGTAAAATCATAATCTGCTATATCAAAAGACGGAAGATGATCTAGTACTATCGTCTTCTTAGCATTAGGCAATTCGAGTTCATTATAACCTCGCATTTTATTATATCACCTCCTGATATTACCACAATGTCTAGGGTTAACACCTTATTTGGTACAAAGATAAAATGATAAAGAATGACACTTATATAAGTCATATTTTTATTTAATATTTTTAACTTTGCAAAGGATAAAAAATATGGGATTATATACAATTAGAGATTTTCAAGAAGGAGGAATATTAAGCGAAGCTTATGTTCCAAAATCTAAATATCTCAAAAAAGCAGAAGAGCTTCTAGATAAGCTCAGACAACCTTATCTTATCAAAGATGCAAGCGGTATTACTGGATTGGCAAGAATAAATGCATCTAGATTTAATTCCTTAGTAGACGATCTTCAAGGAAATAAAGATTGGGTTGAATTTGAAAAATGTTTAGAAAAGCAATTTGGCTTCCAAACATTTACTGTTAATATTTTTAGAAGTAGTGCACCAAATGCATTTACTCTTCCTGTATCTATTGATATCACTCATTTTGCAGATTTTAGTGATGTGCTAGATACTAATGGATTGAAATATCGAGAATCTGCAAATATTAATGGCATCTCATTCATATCCGATAGTTTATTATTTAACGGAAAATTATCTTCTGGTCAGGTTCTAGCTGTAATATTACATGAAATAGGACACAATTTCACGCAGATGGCAATTGAGTTTATTGCTAAAGTTAATGCCAGTAAAGTTCTTCTTGGCGGTGCTATTGGGATTTTGTCTTTATTCTTAAAATTAGATGGTGTTTTAGGTACTAATCTAAGTTTAGCTCAAAAAATAGGAATGATTGCAGGTTTATTTGCTAATGATTCTGTAAAAAATAAATTTAATACAGCTAGAAGATCTAATAGTGGTTTAAATCAAGCATTAGATATTCTATCTTCTGTAACGAGTTTTGATGCGGATATAGCAATGATTATTAATGATTTATTAAGAATCAAATCTGTATTAGCTGGGGTATTTGCTAATAAAGTTATATCTCATTTTAAAGAAAAAGCATCAGCTCAGATGTCTAATTTAAAAGGTAATTATAAAAATGCTATAGCAGCTCAAATCGCAAACTATCCAGGATTTATGGATGAATCGTTTGCTGATAAGTTTGTTGCTATGAATGGCTATGGTGTTGAATTTGCTACTGGTATGAAAGTATTTGAAGCAGAAGCTCATTCTTTTGGTATTTGTGGAACAGTTGATAAAATTCCAGTAATTGGTCAAATATTTGCTTTAGAATATATTATGAATGCTACGTTTAATACCATTATGACTGGTGAACCTCATCCAGCATTAGCTTCTAGACTTAATACTCAAATTTCCATTCTAGAAGAAGAATTAAAACGTCCTGGTATCTCTAATAGAACTAAAGAATTGATTCGAAAAGATATTAAAGATATTAAAGATCAAACAGCTGCTTTAGATAAATTGATGAAGAAAGATATTAACTTTAAATCTTCTCATTATAAATATTATATCTTATCATTTAATAAATGGATTACTGAAATTCAACCTAGAGGGGACATTCGTGAATTATTCATGAGTAAAGTAAAAGATAATAAATCTATTATGGATACTCTAGAAAAGAATGCTAAGAAAGCTGAAGAACTGGCTAATAAATTCAATAAAAAATTTAAATAGAAAGGTTGTATTTAATAATGGCATTATTTGTACTTGAAAATACATCAGCCGATCAAAATCTTAATTGGTTATTATCAGAGGGTTATACTATTGATGGTGTTGAAGTCCTAGATGATGATGAGGAAGGATACACAGGAAATAGACATTCTGATGATGATATTGATAAAGAAAAATATGAAAGAATGTCTAGGGAAGAGAAGGCTAAGATCGATCAAGATACAGCCAACGAACTAGAAGAGATTGAAGATCGTTTAGAAACTGCTAAACGAGATTTTAAATCTAAATTTAGTAATAGGCCTACATCTTGGTTTGAAGCTAAACTCATTGGATTTAAAAAGATGCTTATTAAATTTAGAGCTAAACATAAAGCTACTAAAGGTAATAAAAGCAAAACTATACTTCAAAAGATTATCTATGTGATTACTAATATTATTAAATTTATTACTGATAAATTAATAAAATTAGCAAAACATACTCCTATGGGTAGAGATGGCCGTAGATATGATAATGAGAAAAAGAGTGCTGACGTAGTTTAATGTTTGACAAAAGACGTGCTAAAGAAGATATAGAAGATGCATATGCGTCTAATATAAGAAGAAAAGAACATGTCAATTTTAGAACTAGAATGGCTGCTGTTACAGATCATACCAATAAAATGGCTGAAAGAATAAATAAGCAGAATAAAGAATTTGAAGATCAGCTAAAAAGAGAAAAACAAGCTTCTAGGGATATTTTAAATAAATATAGAGGAAAGGCTCAAAAAGAGTGGGATGAACAGATTCGCAAAAGACAAGAAAAAACAAGTCGCGATCTAGATGAATTGCTAAATAATTAATAGAAGGAAAATACAAATGGCGCTATATAGAATGAACGAATCTTCTATTTTGGAAGATTTGGATATGATTTGCGAATCTTATATCTTATTTGAAAATAATGATGATCAACCTCCGAAGACTTTTGATGACTTGTATAAAAGGGCCAAAAAGAACCAAGCTCTTGGAAAACATAAAGATGTTGATGAGCTATATGTAAGTGCCAAAGAAGCACAAGAAAGACTAAATAATACTGTTAAGAAATTAGAAGACAACTCTAAAAAGATACAAGAAGAAATTGATAATCATTCAAAATCTTGGCTTGAAAAGAAATTAGAATCTTTTAAAGCTGCTATAGAAAGATTTGAAGTTAAATACAAATTAACTGATGATAATAAATCTAAAACCCTTATCAAGAAAATCTTATCTATCTTAACAAGAATAGTTAAATATATTAATGATAAACTTCTTCAATTGGCAAAATTGGGAAGACAAAAATTCTCTAAATAACTAAGAATCATAAATTTAGAAAGGATAGAATTAGAATGGCATTATTTAAACTTAATGAAGAAAAAGTAAATGAAAGTATTGAAACTGGCGCTTACAATATCGCGGCTTCTTCTGTTTTTGGTAATCAAACATTAAATATTAAAAGATGGAGTTGGATTATACAAGTTCCATTTAACCCATTAGGTGCTCTTTTGCATGGTGTTGCAGCTATGTTTGGTATTAGAGATAAATTGGACCAAGCATATTTTAAACGATACTATAGAATCGACTCTAAGGTTGAATCTCAACTTAGACCATTAATCAAAGAAGTTGGAGATGTTGCATTATTTAGCAGCAAAGAAAAATATCATGCTAAAGGTAAAACTGGCGGTATGTATGGTTCTACTAAATTCGACATGGAAGAAGAAGATGTTGAAGATAGAAATGCTATGAATATGAAGCGCAAAGCCAATGAAATCAATCCTGGCACTGCGACTGCATATCATATCGTTCGTTTCGGTGATAAATATGCTATTGTATTCTTCGTATTCGATAGTAATAAAATCAAAGAAGCAAAAGTTGCTACAGCTAAGAATGAAAAATCTAGATCTTATCAATGCGTAAGTATTCCTGGTTTCAATAAAATTAAACCTTCTGATTATACAAAGTAATTTTAAAGGATAATTATTTATGGCACTTTATAAATTGAATGAATCTTCTGACTCGTTATTGGATTCTATCGATATACTTCTTAATGAGGCATATGAAGAAGTATATGAAGATGATTTAATAAATAAACATAAATCAAGAATCGAAGATTTGGAAAAGAAATTAAGCGATACAGAACTTCGATTAAAAAAAATCAGAAGAAGATTTAAAAATCACTATAGACTCTAAACCAAGATCATGGTTAGAGCGAAAACTTGTTGGATTTAAGGCTAAGATTCATAAATTTGAAATAAGATACAATCTTACCAAATCTAATAAATCTAAATCTATTATTAAAAAAATTTTATCCATTCTAACTCGAATTGTTAAGTTTATAAATGATAAGCTAATCAAATTTACAAGATACGTCTATGATAAATTTGATAAACGAACCAAATCTCAGAAAAAGTTTGATAAAACTATGAGACGAGCAAATATAATCAATGCAAAAGGTGATATAGAAGCGGATAAAAGAATGGTAGACCATTATAAGAGATCTATAAATTCACATAAAGAAGACATTGAACGTCTTAAACTTAAATACAAATCTGAATAAAAAAAATAAGAGGAATACCGTAATGGTATTCCTCTATTATTATATGATTCATTTGGTTATAAAGGAGTAGATTAATATTACTATTACACTAATAGCAAATATTGCAACAATTAATGTTTCTTTTACATTATTAATCCTATCCACACATCTAATATTATGCGGGATATTATGAGATTCATCTATATAAGAAGTATTACTATAAGTTTTTTCTTTAGAACCAACTTCTATAAGATATAAAGTTCTTTCTCCATGATCAAATCCTATAGTATACTGTATATCATAAATAGATATCTCTTCTTTAGGATAACATTCTGGAGGTGAATATAGTTCAGACCTAGATAAAATATAGGTATTTTTTAAAAATACTCTGGCTAATAATTCATATGCTAGGATATTGTTAGTATTACTATTTCGTATTTTATCCATTATAGAATAAATAGTATCTTTGGCATTGCGAGATATCAAACTAGTCTTGCAAGTATCTGCTATAATAACAAAGTTATCATTATCATAACCGTCTACAAGTTTTTTATTATTATTTATTTCAACAGTATCAAATCCTGCAAGACCAGTATCTACCACTGAATCTCTAATATATTTTATATATTCTATATAATCAGAATTTCTAACCTTCTTAGTTTCTATTTTATATACATTATCAACATCGTGATTACTAAGAGGATCTATTCTTATTACTTCAGTAAATCTTGTCGGTTCATATAGAATTCCAATAGGATCTTCTTTGCCGAAATACTCTTTATCATATGGAACACAATATATTCTAGGAATAAAACATGGAACATCTTCTTGTTTTATATGACCATTAACAATCCTAAAAGCATTATCGAATATAAGATTATCTGGTATATGACTAGCTTTAGAATAATCTTCCACAGTCAATGGAGATGATTCTTCAGTCATATTATAATCACCATTGAAATTTCTGGCTATCCTTCTATATGTTGGAGGATCGACAAAATATAAAACGTCTATATATCTTGCTTTATATCCGCCAAATCCAGCATTTATTTCTTTAAAGAAAGTTTCAATGCTTTCCGCATTTTTTATTTTTGTCTGATTGACGATTTCTTCTTTCTCCAAATCATCAATATTTTCATTAGTAAATAATCCCATTCTTTCAACCTCTATATCAGCTATTATTTATCATATAGAATATTAGAACAACTGATATTATCATAAACATAGTACCTATGATGCCAGAGAATATAGCAAAGTATTTTAGATTACAATAATCAGAATCTAATCTTTGCATATTTTCCTCCAACTCGTCAATGATATTCTTCATCTTAAGTAATTCATTATTAGTGAGAGAGTCGGACTGTTTAAAAATATTAACAGCATTATTGGTAGAAGAGCTGAACCCATTTACTACTTTTTCGAATTCATCTAGTTTTCTTTTGATAGAATTTATTTCAAATTCTACCTGATTTATTTTTTCTATACCTTCGATGATCTCTAATTCATCAATCTCTTCAGGTTGAGAGTTTTTATTTGTAATCATTTTAATACTCCGAATATATAAAAGATAGAGATAGAGTTTGAGAAGTCTCTATCTTTTATATTCATTATAAGAGAACACAATATTCCCGCCAGAATTATATAAGGAATCAATCATTTCTTGAGATTCCATTTTTAAAATTACGATATCAGTATTGGATAGATCTAGTTCATTATTGTGAGAGATAATGAGACATTGATCAAATCCAAGATCAAACATGATCTTCTCTATAAGAATAGAGAACTGAATACGATTCATATTATCTAAGTTATCATCAACTTCATCTAGTTTGATAATATTATATTTATTAGAAGAGTTTCTTAATAATACGAAAGATATAAGCATAGAGATCATAGACAATTGGCTGTCACTCATTAGTGAGATATCTTCCCTTACTCTACCTTCACTATCAGCACATGGAATATTAAATTCATTCTCATTGATGATGAAAGGCTGTAAAGTAAATCTTCCTCTAAATAATAAGGTTAGTAAAGCATTAGTCATATTAAGTATACTATTCATGAATACAGACATGTATACTGTTTGAATACCATGAATAGAAGTATATTTCTTAATCATTTGAATCTCATTATACTTAGCTCCATATTCTTGGGAGTCTCTTGTATATTGCTCAAATAATACAATACGATACTTATTCTCTTCAATAGCTTTGGTTAATGCTGGAAGATCTGTATTTTGCAAAGCAGATAGTTCAGCACCTCTTCTATTTAGCCTATCGGTTAATTCTTTGATAGCTACTGTATCTTTTTCCATAGATTCTATCTTAGAAGTTATAGATTGTAATTCTTCAGAAACTTCTTCAAATTTCTCTTTATTTATCTTTGCATATCGGATACTATCTAAGACAGTTTTAATATCCAATTTAGCTTTTCTTATCTTCTCAATTTCAGCGAGTACGCTTACTTTAGAAGCACGAATATCAGATAAATTCTTTAAATTACTATCTATTTTTTCTTGTAGTATTCTTATTTCTGCATTGGCAGAAATGAGTTTATCTTTAGCAGTTTCATAAGAATGAAGATCATCTTCTAATGCCGATACAATCGTAGAGATATTTTTAAACTCTTGGTATTTATCTACAGATTCGAAATTCAATCTTATCCCATACTCTATATTATGATATAAAGTATTGATAGAATCCAAAGATTCAGTTCCAGGGAATTTCCTGATAATCTTAGACATTGACTGAATATATTCTAATATAGATTTCATTTCATAAAGACACTGAGTCTTCATCATATTCTCTTCTGCTAAATTCTTTGCAGATTCAATAGCGTCTAAAGTAGAATTTATCTTGGTAGATAAAGAATATAAAGACTGTCTACTTTTAAGAAGATTTTTGGCTTCTACTATATCTTTAATAAAAGGACAATCAGATTTGTGATTACAATCATCTGGTATTTTATTATAATCCTTGGATCTATTGTTTAAGAATTCTACATCACGTCTTTCTGTTCTAAGATCCTCTAATTGTTTTTCCAATCCTGATAGTATTTCATTATGATCTAAAATAACTTCATTCTTACCAGTTCTTAAAGAATTCATGGATTCTTTTCTTACTGTTTCGGAATAAGTTTGAAAAATAGTCTCTACTGTGGAATTAAATTTTTCTATTACAAGTTTTACTGTCTCATAATCTTGTTCAGAAATATTCTTATAAGTTTCAAATAAAGAAAAGAATGGTTTATAAGATTCTAATTCTTTCTTTGTAGATTCTATCTTAGAATTTAGATCATCCATATGGTCTTTATCATATAAAGAATCTAACTTAACTTGTAATTCAGTAATAGAGTTAGAAAGGTTTAATTCATTATCTAAGATCTCTTTAGCTCTTGAAGAAAGCATTTCTTCATTAGCCTCATATCTAGTCATATCTTTTTCATACTGAATAAGTTTCTCTTCAGAATATTCTTCTACGTCTGGAAGCTCTCTTATTTCTTTCTCTAAGATAATCTTCCTCATAGAAAGGTTTTTATAATCATCTAAGAAACTACCACTAGTATCTAATCTAGATAACTCTGCTTTAATAGTTGCTATCTCACTAATAAGCCCATTCTTTTTACCATCTAATTCTTTAAGAGCTATAGTATCTTTCCTAATAGCATCTTCTACAATAGCTATATTACCAATCTGATTTAGTTTAGTCACATATGAATCAATGATAGACTTAAGCACTGTAGACTTAGTAGTGATCATCTTATGGATATTATTAAAGACTGCTAAAGATGATATGATAGAATTCACATACCTCTTTCGCTCTGATGGTTTCAGGCCACCAAGACCTTTTTTATTAGCTGATAATTGAGATAGAGTAATGAAATTATCGTCTATCCCAAGAATATCATAGATTACCTCTTTTGCAGTAGTTATATTATTAGATGGATTTAGATTCTCTATACTTCCATCTGGATTGAGTCTATTAAGATAGCATTTAGTCGGTCTTCTAATTCCGTCTTTAACTAAAGACTCATACTTAATATTTAAGATTGTTTGAAAATCTGTTTCATAAGCTATTTCTTTAATAGCAGTTCTATCTGGTATAAAGTTTATAGCAGAATCAGCTAATGGGGTTAGAGCTTTAAATATAGTAGACTTACCAGTGCCATTATCACCTTTGATAATAAGTACTTTATGAAGACACTTAGAAAAGTCTATCTCTATGTGATCTAAGCCCATGCCATTATATATTCCTATATAATTTTCTAACCTAAGCCTTAATAGTCTCATACACGCTCTTCTCCTATATCATAAATTTGATAGTTAGTTTGATTAGTAGAATAATGGCACATATTGTAGATATAAATATGCCTAAAATCATTCCCCTTAAAACTTTATCGCTATCCTCAGAATAATAGACGTCTTGGTATAAATATATACTAGTCTTTACCAACCCAGCACATATCAATAGTAGAAATAGCCATAGTATAACATCTAAAGCATGTATTGGAATACCGCTTGGACTAGTACTATTTAATACATTTCTTGAAACCATAAACGCGTCCGTATTCTGATTCCCGACGGACAATATCATCACCTTCTCTTTTAATATAAGAATAGATTAGATACGATATATAGCAATCCCATTAATATTAAAAAGGCAACGCTTATACCAAGGAATATAAAAGAAGATAGCACTACAAAATGGAGCATCGTATTATCCTTATATACAAGCCTTTTCTTATAATATTTTGAGTAAAGTATTATAATTGAGGCTGCTATGATTGACCATAACATATTCCAAAAAATCGCAGTAGCGGTTGTTTCAAAAAAGTTCATTATTCATTATTCCTTTCATAAATATTGGTTAATCTAAAGTCTTTAGAATACTAATAGATAAAAAAGATAGAGGCGTTAAGCCTCTACCTCTTTATTAGATTTGAGCCATTCGTTTTCAAAGTTCTTAACGATAGCTGCAATTTTAACAATATTAGGAACGTTGTTATTCCAATTATTAATATTAGCATCAGAAGTAAAGTTCATGATATCTTTAATACTCTTTGCCATATTTTTAATATGCTGAACTTCACTCTTCTTTAAAGTTGGAGTATCTTTTTCCATGTTATTTCTGTAGAGATAATAGTCACATTCTTTATCTACTGGAATTTCTTCATCAGATTTAAGTTTGGATGCCCAATCTTTATCTTCACAATCTTCATCTGATATATACTCATCCATAAATGGCACATAAGTACATTCCATAGTAAATAATAGCGGTAGAAGAATATCATCTAAATCAATAGCTCCATTATAAATATAATCAATATATTTAAATAATGCAGTACATTTGATGAGATGATCCATATGAATCAGATTCTTATTATCTCTATAGAAGTCCTCTATTGCTCCAAACATAGGAGTTGTATTTCTCCAGAACTCACTAAGCTGTTTGATATAAGGGAGTTCTTTAAATTTAACTCTTAAAGGTTTTCCATCTTTATCAAAAGCTATAGCTAGATGTTTAACAAGTCTATTGAATTCATCCTCTAATACAATAACTGTATTATCTGCTGGAGAATAGTCAGAGAAAGATATAAATGGATTATACACCAAATGCTCTTTTTCAAACTCTATTCCAGATACGAAGTAATACCTTGTAGCTTCTACATTAAGCTGATTGAATTCATCTTTAGAGTTCTTGAAGTTAAACTCATCATATTCTAATTTATCTTGTCTCATAAGACATTCTTCTCTATTAATAATCTTATTACCAAATTTTGATTCTATGATAGTAAGAATGGATTCTCTAATAGCAGAATGTTTTTGAATATTATTTATAGAATTGATACGGTTCAATTCTGTTACAAATATATTTGCAAAAGAAAATGGGTCTGTTGTTTTGATAGATTGATGCATATTAATTCTCCTTATTTTTTGTTATACATACACCATATTTAGGAACTGCTTCGTAGAATGTTTCTACCACTATATCTTTACGTTTAACTTCTGTGTATGATTCAATAATAGTACTTTTACTTGCACCTATTAGATAGAAAGAACCATCTCCTGGTCTAGCTACTTCAAATTTTAATAGGGCGTATTCATCTGGTAAGAAGTACATCATCCACAATGGGATTAAAACAAATCTTTCATCCTTTTCATTCTTAGCAAAACTAAATGATAAATTCTCTAAGAACATGAATTGTTTTACAGATCTTGCTATAATTTCAACTTCCTCTTCTTTAGTATCTATAAGAGCATTATCTATTTGACTAGTTAGATATCTTAAATAATCAAAGAAATTATCAGCAAATTCTTTCATTTCAGGAATTACATTTTGAAGATTAGGATCAATTGCTTTTCCTTGAGCGCTAGATTCTGAAATAGCTGAAATAATGGTTCCAATTGTGTGAACTTGCATGGCATTAGTGATAGCCATAAGAGATGCAGCGTCTGTTATCTTATTCATAATTAATTCTCCTTTTAAATAAACAAAATAATGTGAGTAGATCATAACGATCTACTCACTATTATAGTATATAACTGTATAGCTATTTGTTCTTTCTGATTCTTACAGCAATTCGATTTGCAATCATTGCTCTATGTCTTCCTTTAATTTCTCTAGATGCTTTCCACCCAATGAAACAATTTAGTTGAAGACGTTTAGTAATTGGTCTGTCGGATTTCCATACAAATGGTCTATCAAATAACCATCTCCATCCTTCTTCATGAGCTGTGTATTCTTTGTATTTATCAGAGTCATTATAGATCATCTTTCTATTATCTACCCAAGTACCTAATAAATAGAATGCGAATCCATATCCACAGTTTCTATTTAACCAACCAACACGACAGAAGTATCTTTTGATACGATCTTCTCTAGTAAGAGGTTTAAGATTTTTAGTATAGTATCTTCTTCTACCATACTTATCTTCTCCACCTCTATATTCTTTATTGTATTTATCAAAGTCATATCTAAAGATTTTAGGAATTTGGTTTAGGACAAAGAATTTATTATCTAAACTATCATCCCATGTTTGCCATAGATGCCATAAACCTTTTAATTCTCCGTCTTCATCTGCAAACAAGACTACAATCCAATTTGTAAGATAACACAAGAGCATACTAAGGAGTTGAAATGGCAAGAAGATTAAAAATTTTACCATAATAATCCTTTCATAAAATAACACTAATCCTCGTCAATATATCCGAGTATTTTAATGTCATCTTTACCCTTAGCCATTCTTTTTTCTTCTTCTGCAATCTTGTAATAGTTTGATGGATATATTCCATCCATAGTTCTTTTCCTTACAGAGCGATATCCACAAGGACAAGCATACTGTATATCCTCTTGTGATTTAAGAAGCTTATTAGGATAAGTGCCTATCTCAGTTAGCCCATATAAGCGGTATTCTGATTGAAGCATTACTAAATTTCTACCACATCTAGGGCATATTCCAAACTCATTAGTTGTTACTACTTCTTTCATATCATCTATTCTCCAATTCTATTATTGTATAATCTGCATTATACGTTTGTCACCTTTAGCAACTAATACTGAATCGGAGAACTTAGAATCTTTCATAGATTTCAATTCACAAGTAAATGGTTTGGCGACTCCATTTACTACGATCTTTTTCAATCTAAGGTCTGATACATTTCTTACATTATGAATTTTCATCTGTTGTTCTAATTGAGCTCTAGAATAAACCCAATATCGCATATAATAACTTTCATCAGCCATTATGATTAATCCTCCCCTCTGCTGCTATAACAGTATTTAAATAGTCTGCTAAATCTTCTAAAGAAGTAAATGCAGGAACATCATTGGTTTTAAGCATTTTTAAAACTGCTTCAACTGAATTTAATTGTGGTGCAGTATAACCATGTCTACCATTTCCATCCTCGTATAAGAAGCATACGATTGTCTTAAGAGGACGTTTATTCATATCATCAATCATTTCCGCAATGGAATAGAAGCCAGACATCATAGGAGTGATACAGTATAGAACAAAATCATCATTCATTCTATGGTATATTTCTCTTTCTTGAGCTTCTTCATTCCAATCATCTACAACTGGATTGAATGGTTCAAATTTATGGTTTAGCATAGGGATAAGTTTATCTCTCCATTTAGACCCATTACAAGTTCCACCTAAGAAAATAGTAATCTTTTTTAAAACATTATTATCTTCTTCTACAATAGGATATCTATTTGGTGCTGGAATTGGCCTAGCAGAAACTTTGTTGACAAATAGATCGAACTTATTTAAAAGCATTTTCTTATCCTCCTTATTTTAGTGCTTACTCATAGTGTCATTTTTATTAGTAAAAAAATAGTGAGGATAGTGACCAAGCACTATCCTCAACAATTGTTTATTTATGGAAATCCTTAAGTTGTAATTCAGGAACCGAATAATCTGGTTCTTGGAAAATTTTCTTATTGAATTCTACAACTTCTTTAAGAGGATTTTCCTTTTTAAATTCTTTATATTGCTTCTCTAAACCTTTTCTCCAAGTATTAGGTTCTTTAGATTTAGGATCTTCTCTAAAATATCCATTAGGTTGCATATGAATCAATGGTACAATCATTGATGTAGCACCAGGATCTGTAGGAGATGATGCAGACATGTCTACTATCCCAATATTAGAAGTATGGCAATATCTATATACATCTGGAATTGCATTATTACCAGATTCACCAATACCTTGAGGTCCTTTATAGGTATATTTTAAAGCAAGATATGAATCATTATCTGTTGTAATATCTCTAAAGTTAACAAGGTTACAGTTTGTAATCTCATTAATTAGGAACATTGGGTCTGTATTAAGACGTTTCTTAACAGATTTGATATCTACCTTTTCACCCATATCAGATAAAGCATAGATTGCTTTAGATAATCTTGGAGCATATAGAGATGCAATATATTCTTCACATCTTAATCTCTTGATAGAAATATCTAGATTATCTTTTGCTAACAATGAGTTATATTCATACATTACCCATCTTAAAATAGCAAAGATAGTATTCTTATCTTCTTCTGGAAGCCTGATCTTTTCTACAGTAGTTCTATCATAGATAAGTTTAAGAGAAGTTAATACTGAGATACCTTTGTTTCTAGGTGTGCTCAAATTGAACTTTCTTCCTAAAGAATCTAACCAGAATTCTCTAGAAAAGATAAATGGGATTGTAGCAAACTTTCTTGGGAACTCATTACATAATTCAACCATTACATGTTGTAAAGCTGGATTGTTATGTAATACGGACTTAGGACAGCTTACAAAGATTTGACTAGTCTTCTTAGGTAAGAATGTATACCAATTAGGATCATCTGGATCTGTGTCTGTAATTCTAACAAATTGATCTAATCCTAAGAATTGTAACCCTCTAATCAATCCCATCTCAGCAAAGATATATTTTACCATAGGAACAGATTTCTTGAAGATATCTGCGTCATAAGTTACAGCATAGACTTTATTTTCTCTTACATCACTCAATTCATTCATGTGTCTATATACACGAATTGGTTGGAATGCTGATTTTACTGTAACCATATCATATTTATGGTTTGATGTTCTGTTGTTATATGTAAATGCATCAACGATTTGATACATTGCAGATCTTACATTACCATTGATCTTAAAGTAGAACTTTTCTATTACTTTAGGAACTGCAATGATAATATCAAACATTTCTCTTCCATCAGCTGCTTCGATATAATAAGTTACGATTAATAGTCTTAAGTCAGACTCTTTTAAATCTATGAAATCATAACGATTGTCTGTAGAAGCTTTCATCTTAGAAGATTTGCTAATAGCATTTGCTTGGTATTGTTGTAAGATATCAATAATTTGTTTATAATCATCTACAACAGTGAAGTTATGAACCTTAATAGTGAAATACCCATTAACACCCATTTCACGTTCAGTAGACTTGATTATATTCTGTAAGTAGTAGATGATTAAATCATCAGATCTACCAAATAATTCTGTATTGAATTTTTCTCTATACTTATTTGCATAATTATAGATAAATTCTCTTTGATTCATCTTCTCCTCCTGCTAATCAATGGTATCATTTATACAGGTTGTGAGTTTTTCTCCAATTGGATTAGGAGCATTCTTCTTATCTTCAAATGTAACAGAAGCTCTAATATCAAAGATATCACAGAATCTTTTTAGTTTGAAGAAAGTAATACTATGACCAGCTAAACCACGAAGGTCATTAGAATAGTCAGAACCAAATCTAGGTTTATAGTTTTCAATATCTATAGACTTCTTAGCAATAGCTTGTTTAAACAAAGCCATTTCTGGAGTATCTTCTTCTTTAACGATAGGAGTATAGATATTGTTTGCAGAGATTAGAATAGTACGTTCTTGTTGTTCTAATTTAGCTTGCTTTTCTATAGCATCTCTAAGATTCTCTACATTCTCAAAATCGATGATATTTTTAGCATCATATTCTTCATGATTGACATCTTCTGGATTAGAATATACTAAAACAGGACCAGCATCGTAAACATTAACCATATCTCTAGTAAATTTAGTATTTACTGGATATACTGTATTCCCAGATACAACTGCTGTATCTTCGGCAAGATCTTTAGAGATTTGTGGATTCAAAATAGATCTTCTTATAAAATCATCCTGATCCATTACGTCTAAGATTCTTTTACCTATCTTCATTTTTTTCATAGTACTAACATCCCATCTGAAAAAATTATATTAAAAACTTAATAGACAGATATAGGTTGAGAGGATAATTCCTCTCAACCATCTTCTGTAGATTTATTAGTGTTCATTCTTAATATATTGAACTAAAGATTCTGGGATATCGATTCTATGACCTTTATTAGAAGTAAAGGTATGAATAGTATCTTCTTCTTCTGGTAGTGCTGATTGAGTCATTCTATTAGCTATAATTAGAGGTATCATATCTTTACTAGAAATTCTTCTATCCTCTTCTCTACCTGGAGTTTGAGCAAGCAACTTGAATAGTTTTAAAGCTGCTTCTCTTTTAGCTTCTCTAACATCTTCGTCGACAGGTTCTTCAACTCTAGATACATATACAGGAGTTACTCTATCACTGTCTTTGTGTTTGAATAGGTAGGAAGTAAGAGTTCTAATAGGTCCTTGGGTCTCCTCTTCTTGATCATCTTCGTAATGATCACAAGTACAAACTTCTGGCTCAATATGCTCAATATCTTCTAATTCAGCTTCAGAAATTACAACAGGAGTAGGTTGTGTGAATTGAGGAATTAAATTCGACTCAGCTTCATAACCATCATCAACAGATGCTACAGCTGCTTTGTCAACTATTTCTCTAGCAACAGCTTTGATTAGCATTTGTTTTTCTTGTTCTGTTTCTAAATGAAGAACTGTATGAGTTACTTTCATAATAAATCTCCTTCTTTTCTTCTTCTCAAATATTATTTATTTGAATTAAGCACGTTCAGGAAGTTCTTGGTTAGAAGCAACACCAGAGTCATCTTTTACATGTTGTTTCAAGTGTTCAGATGGTTCGATACCGATGTATACGTTGTTACCAGCGATTTCACCAGTCATTGTGAATAAGTTAGTGAATTCTAATACAGGGTCGATGGATACATTGGAGCGCATATAATCAAAGATTACGTCTAAGATTGTACAGAACAATTCTTGAGCAGAGCCTTCACAAATGTTACCATTGTCATCTTTAGGCATGAACTTGAATACTAAACCATATTCATCATGTCCATGATCAGCAATTACTGCATATGCAGCTTGAGATTCAGGGAATGTGTATACTTTCCATTTGCTATCAATATCTTCTTCATTGAATGTATAGTTTAAAGTCCAAGAACCTTCGTCAGCACCTTCTTCTTCTTGTTTATGGAATTGAACGTATGCTGCGAAATGGAACTTATCATTAGCATCTTTGAATACCAATGCTACTGGATTATCTTTGGATTTGTTTTTACCCAAGAAGATAGCAGTACCTTCAAACAAAGTTTTGATACAAGCTTCAGACACGAAGTCATTCCAACCATAATCACGAGATGTGAAAGTTTTCATGATTTGCATTGGGATACTGGATTCGAGATAGTTCTTCATTTAAGAGTCCTCCTAAAAATATTAATAAAAGATCTTTTATATAATCAACCCCGTCGGGATGATATCAAAATTATAGTGTATAACCAATTTAAAGGTTACGAATTAGTCATACACTATATCAATTTTAAATCACTTTCCATAATTAGACTTAAGAAACTGATCTGCTTCATCTGGAGTCATAATATGTGGATAGTAATCTTTGAAGTTTTGAAGGTTATTGAAATTAATCCCACCCTCTACAGTAAGTCCAGAAGCTTTCTTGAAGTTCTTTTCCTTAGCCTTAAATGCTTTAGTGACATTACCAGACTCAAATCCCATATATGGAATAATAAGTATAGCAGTAGTTCCAGTAACACCAGCATCTTCTCTAGCATCAAACCCAGCTTCATTAAATCTATTAGTCAAACCATGGTCTCTTAATCCAGAGAATCTAACTTGTGCTTTATTATCTTCCTCACCAACAATGGTACGTTCAATATTGAAGTTATTGAAGATGAATTCTATATCTGGTCTGAATAATTCTATTTCATTTCTAATAGTCTCTACTGTTTTGGTACCGATACCCTTTGCAGCAGATATATTATTCAAGACAGTATCAGTATTTGCTAGAAGTTCTTCTACAGATACATTCTTTAAGATAATCTTCCAAGTCTCAGATGCTATAGATGTAAATCCGATAGATCCTAATATTCTATAATCTGAGAATTTGGTACTTCTCATATCTTCTAATCTTTGTAAGAACTTGATACCATTTCCTTCACCAAGTTTCTCTATCACTGTTTCTTTAGGTAACTGATATAGTTCTCTTAACCAGTTAACATCTAGAGCCCTAATAGATTCACTAGAGAAGTCTTTGATATTTAACTTCTTAAACAGATTAGTTAGTCTTCCTATTACTTTTTCATTACAGAAGAAGTTAGGACATATAGCACTATTTCCAGAATCCGTAACTACTAAATCAGATCCACAACAAGGACACTTAGTAGGGAATTCTTCTAATGGATTTGGATTGGTATCATTAGCTCTATCATCTGCTTTGGTGATATAAACTATTACATCATTTATTAGAGTAAGGTTTACTTTATCACCACATCTCAATCCTAGATCTATAAATCTTTTCAAAGAATGTGCTGTTGTCTTATCATGAATAGCACCAAAAAATTCAACAGGTCTGAAGTGAGCCATTGGTACTACCCTCCCATCTTGACCTACTGAATAGGTATAATGGGTAAAGGTAGAAACTCTTCTTAAAGGATTGAATTTGATAGCTGTAGCATATCTAGGAATAGATCCTCTTTTTCCTAATCTTTGACGAATTGCTTCATCTGCATATTCTATAACTACGCCATCATATTGAAATCCCATATAATCTCTTAATTCATTAGCATTCTTTACAAATTGGCTAACCATGAATAATACTTGAGTATAGTCTCCCTCTATAACTTCATGGCGCATAGAGATATTCTTGGTATAGAACTTATTTAAGAAATCTAATTCTGTAAGTCTATCTATATTCAAAGAAGATTCTAACGGTATAGGAGTTAGATAATCTCTATACATTCTAGCATCTAATCCACCAAGTAATCCTATTACACCATTTCTAGGATTGGCATAGGTTTTGCCAAAATCTTGAGCTATACGTTTTAAGTTATTCTCAGTAACGATGTATTCGAATTTAATACCAAATACTTCTGATTCGTCTACAATACCTTTAGCTCTAGAGAATTCCATACCTCCTAAGATAGGTGTTAGATCAGATGCTTCATTATTAGACGTATCTCCTCTAGTACAAGCAAATACTATCTTATGACCAGCAACCTCTTCTTCTACAGATACACCATCATATTTAAGAGATGCTATGAGTTTTATATGCCCTGGGTTGATGATACCTTGTTGAACATGAGCTCCCAAGAAGTCTCTTTCAAAGATTTGTACTGTCTTATCATCCAATACTCCATCTGCAATAGCATCTGCTTTAAGTGTATATTTACACTTATCTAGAGTTCCACACATATTGTAGTTACTAGAAACGTTTCTAGATTTCTTCTTAACCAATGTATTATCATGGTGAACTATAAAGTCCTCTTCTATTGGAAGTGTATAGTTTCTAGTAAGAGGATGGAAATACATCATCTTATCTTTATTAGGAATAATCCTTACTACTTCTTTAGGACCTTTATCTACTGTATCTAATAAATCATAATTCTGTTTAGCAACAGGTTCAATATTAAATACTATAGGAGGGGCTCCTACAGGATATTGTAAGCCTTGAACTTTACATAATACTATCAAAGCATCATATATAGGATCATCTATTGGAAGTGTAATATTTGCACCATTATTATATAGAGCATTAGATATTTGAATGATAAGCATAATATCATTGTAATCTTGTTGTTCTATTTTTTGTTTATTTATACACTCCATAGATTTATCTATCATAATCTGTCGTATATTATCTGGGATTATAGGATTTCCAGATAGAATCTGATTATAAATATTTACTAAATCTGAATTCATATACATTCCTCCTTTCTTTCAAAATGAAATGTAGTAGAGAACTTAATCTCTACTACATTATTATTATATATCATTATTTAGTCTTTTAAACCAAGTCTTCTAAGCTTTTCATCGTATTCTCTATTACGAACATTTTCTTCATAGATACCAGGAATGATCCTGATGACTTCTTTAGTTTCTCTTGAATCAGGTTTTTGTTTATTAAGAACTTTCTTTCTATAATCTTCAGCAGATTTATACTTAGCTCTTTCATCTTCATCAAGAACATCAACTACAAACTTAGCTTTTCTTGGTAAGATATCAACAACATTCCTCAACATTGGATGACGAACGTGTTTGAATAACTTAATGAATCTAAATCTACCACCAAGCTCTTTTAGATAAGCATGGAGAATTTGAGCAGATTGAGATTCTGCATCTTCATCTAATTCAATATCGAAATCAAATGGGTTTCCTGTAAGAAGTTTCTTATGAGAACGTCTAGCTTTAGGACTTGAAGAATTAAGCATGAACTCTTGATAGAACTTCTCTACACCAAGATGTGCTGTAATTGTTGAAGATTCCATTTCACCAAAGATTCTTACTGGAGTAGAAGCAAACTTAGCATTATGAACTTTACTCATTCTAGATTTAGAGTTTTCATTTCTAATATTAGTAGAAGCTAAAGATACTACAGAGAACTTCTCTTCTGCTAACTGTTTTAATCTAGAGATGTATTTAAACCCAATAACAAGTTTTCTTCTAGTAAGAACCATTCGATATTTACCATTAGAGTCTTTAACTGGAGCGCAAACATTGCAGTGTTTATTAATGAATGGGAATGTATTATAGATTTGAGTAAGAAGATCAATGCTCATTCCAGTAGAGATTGGTTTAAGGGATAATAAAATCTTACCTTCATGAAGCATTTGTTGAATAAAGAGATTTCTCTTATACTCATTATCTTCGAAATCCATATCATTCTTATCATAACTGAATTGGAATTGTTCGGCTAAAAAATATGCTTGTTCTGGATTCAATAGTTCTATATACCGATGGATCAATGCAAATGCTTGATCATAATTCATAGCATTCGCATCCATCTGAGTACTGATATATTCTAACAATTGCCATCCAATATAAGTTACAGATGTTTCGAATAATTGTCCATCATTTAAGCGGTTGATACATGTATTCATAGAATATAATACATCAACTGGCTCCCATTTACCATTTCTTAAATAATGAGGCATCATGGAATCAGGCATTACTTTAGAGATAACCCCTTTACCACCATATCTGTCTGTAATCTTATCACCACTGTGAAGAGGTTTATTCTGTTGGATATAAACAATCATTGTGATATTGTTAAAAACTTTTTCACTAATGAACTGTTTACCATGAACTATTGCATCACAGTTATAAAGCATTTTCTGGAGATCGTAAGAGATGTTCACATCTTTTCTTTCTCCAGTAGTTTGATCATAAATCAAAGGATTTACTTCTGCAACAAACTCTTTAGCGAATCTGATTGTCTCATCATAATACTTTTTAATTTGGTTATTATAAAGAGAGTTTTCAAGCTTTTCTGGATTGTTGCAATAAACATCGATGTCGATAACTTTACCTTCTACAATGTATTCTTTATCATTCATCATAGTAGTTTTCAATCTTTCCCAAGATTGAGTAAATAAAGCTTCTTCATCTTTAAGTTCT